CGCCGCTCACCGCGAGCGGCGGCCGACAGACCTCGCACCCACAACCTGAACCGGAGGCTTGAACCATGACCATCACCGTCCACGCGTCGCAGCTGTCCCTCGCGATCGGCCTCGCGATCCTCCTGCTGCTGTTCCTGCTCGCCCGAGGGAGGCGCTAGATGCTGGCGAACGAGCAGACCGTCGCCGCGCGCCGCGCCCAACTCGAGCGCGAGGCGGTCGCCACCATCGCGCTCGGCCGCGACAAGCTGCGCCGCGCGCTGCGCCGCTGCGCCAACTGCCGCGGCGTCGCGATGTGCGAGCGCTGGTGCCCCGAGTACGTCGAAGAGTAGCGCCCAGGGTCGCGCGACCCGTCGAGCCGACCAGCAACTCTGGTAGGCTCGCCAGACCGCGCGAAGCTGACCACACACGAGGAGCAAGCCATGCCAGCAACCACCGTCAAGCCAGACACCACGTGGCACTACACCGGAGACATCAGCCCAGAAGACTACGGAGGCAAGTGGTTCCGGCGCACGACCGGACGCCAATTCCAGGTCATCGAGCTCACGAACATGGACGAGGCGTGCGGTCGGGACAACGAGGGTCACGACACGTACGTCGTGGAGCTGGCGCTGGTCGACCTCGACGCGATCGACGCCGAGACCCAGGCGAGCGCGCTGCGCTCGTGTGGTCCAGAAGATCCCAGCGACCTCACCGACGCGTGGCGCGCGGTGGTCTGCTACGAGTACGGCTGCAAGGCGCCGCTCGAGTCCTGGGAGGGGAACGCTTGGGGTCGCCTGCTGCGCCTCGCGCGAGGTGAAGCCCACATGCTCAGGCGCGACGCCCGCGAGATGGCGCGGCGCATGAAGCGCCCGGTGAACAAGATCGGCTCCACCGCGGCCGAGTACATGCGCGGCGACGTGAACAGCGCGATCGCACGCGGCGTGTCCGAGGGTCGGCACGACGCGCGCATCATGGCGAAGATGGGAGGCGTCGACGAGCTCACCATCGACCAGACCAGTGACGCGCGCCCGGCCGACTGGATGCCCTACTTTGTGGGCTACCAGGATGGCCTCCGAGGCGCGCACGCCACCGAGCGTGGCCTCGCGCCCGAGTACGAGCATGGTTACAAGCGCGGTGTGCTGGTTGCCAAGGGCGACGCGGTCGCACCGGGTTGGATCAAGACCGCGAAGTGACTGTGAGGGCCGCGCGGCCCGTCGAGCCTGCCAGCATGCTGGTAGGCTCGCCAGGCCGCGTGACACACCACGACCAGAGAGGAGCGATGAACATGCAGGACCAAGACCACAGCCACGTCGGGAGCGGCAACATGTTCCGCGACGCATGGCTCGACGGCGCCGCGCGGGCATTCTTCGTGTCGGCGTACGCCGACCACGTCGAGGAGGGACACTCGACAGACAACGAGTTGACCGACGAGGAGCGCGAGGAGCGCACGTCGCTGCCCCAGCCGGGTGGCGGCGGACGCTGGGAGGATCACGCCCCGGAGACCCCGCCGCTCGCCTACGCGCTGGCCGGTGAGCTGTGGGCACTCCTCGAGAACCTGAACAGCTGCAGCGTGTATGTGCTCGCCGAGAGCGCAGCGCTCGCCGACCGCGTCCGCGAGATCGACCCCGAAGAATTCGGCTCCGACCTCGCGATGCAGGCGATGGGTCACGGCGTGTCATGGTTCGACGACCACGCGCGCTTCGACCTCAAGGTTCCGCACATGGAGTGCGGCGACTGCACATTCAGCTCAGACACGTACGCAACCAAGGAGTGAGCCATGCACGTCATCGTCTATCGCAACGAGGGTCCCGATCAAGGCTACGTGTATCTCAACCGTGAGTTGAGCGACGACGAGCCCATGGACGAACGCGAATTCGCCAACCAAGTGGCATCTAGCCTGGGAACGTCCATCGACGAGTCGAACGGTCACATCCCGAACTGCTGCGGTGACATCCGCGTCGAGTTCACCAATCACATGCCGAACGTCGTGGGCGAGCGCTACCAGGGCAGCACGTGCATCTGGTCCGGCGAGTCATACTACTTCGAGAGCGGCATCTAAGCCGCGAGGGTCGCGCGACCCGTCGAGCCGCTCGGTAACCCGGGCGATTCGCCAGACTGCGCGAACGCAACCACCACGAGGAGCGAAGCCATGTCCAGAGGAATCGACTACAGCCCGGCAGGATCGACCGTCAACCGCGACCCGAGCACCGGCATCCGCTACGGCGTCATCCCGCTCGGCCGGCTCGGGGAATTCGCACACGAGAGCTTCGAGGACCGCTACGACGCGGCGTGCCCGCACTGCGGCGACGAGGTGCCCGAGGACACGCACTTCACCGCGGACAATCGCCCGGCCGGCAAGCAGTACGGGTTCTGGACGATCTGCCCGTCGTGCGAGAAGCCGTTCGAGGAGGAGCAGCAGTACGGCGACGAGCCGAGCGCGAGGGAGTGCAGCGACGGCGAGTACGACGCGCACATCGACTCGTCGCAGGACGTGTGGTTCACCCGCTCGCCGTACTTCACCCGCGCCGCGTTCTGCAGCCCGTGCGCACCGGGCGCGTGCTACCTCGCGAACCCTCGCGAGGACGGCGAGCGCGCCTACTGCCCCGGACCGGACTGGTTCGACGACGAGAACCCCGCGCCGTTCCCGATCTACAGCGTCGCCACAGGGAAGCTCGTCGCCACGTCGCAGGACCCGTGTGGCAACCCGGACTGCCCCAAGCGCATCGACGGCGCCGCGGCACACGTCGACGGTGCGTGCGAGCCGTGAGCCGCAACCTCACCCTGCGAGGCACGCACGAGGAATTCACCCTCGTGCAGACGCCGACCGAGATCACCGACCTCGCGCTGCGCGTCGCGGGCAACGCGTCCGCCGCGGTCGGCGTGTACGAGGGGTGGCTCCGCAGCTGCCGCATGTGGCTCGACGAGGACGACTGCGTGTGGTTCGACGACTACGCGCCCGGGTGGAGCTGGGACCCGATCACCAGGCACATCGCGCGGGTCAATGCGTTCATCGCGTTCGCGCCCGGCGCCCGCTTCCACTCCACCTGAACGAGGCGTGATGCCCGTCGGCCGCGCGAGCGCACCGCTCGCGCGCTGCTGGACACCACGAACACGAGGAGCAAGCCATGAGCAAGAGCAAGTCCGAGGCCGAGCGCAAGGAAGCCATCGAGCGACTGCTGCGGACCGTCGCGCCCGGCGACACCGTGTACACGATCGCGCGCCACGTCTCGAGGAGCGGCATGCAGCGGGAGATCTCGCTGGTCGCCATCGACCGCAGCGTAATCGCGCAGCTGGGCAAGAACGTGCGCGTGCACGAGGACGGCGTGATCGCCAACCTGGGGCGCGAGGCGCTCACCACGCTCGACTACTTCGCGGCGCGCGCCCTGGGGTACCGCATCGGCAAGCACGGCGGGATCGTGGTCGGCGGGTGCGGGATGGACATGGGGTTCCACCTCGTCTACAACCTCGGCCGCACGCTGTGGCCGAACGGGACGAGCAAGCCGCACGGCCGCCGCAACGGTCAGCCGGACAGCGACGGCGGGTACGCGCTCAAGCACGGGTGGCTGTGATGTACCGCTGCGGCCAGTACACCGCCGTGTACCTATTCTGGCGGTTCCTCGCGTTCGAGACCCACGTCGGTCGCGGCGTGATCCTGCAGCCGCTCGAGGACGAGTCATGAGCGACCCGATCGACACCACGCGCGTCGCGAAGTACGCCGCGATCCAGAGCGCGCTGTGCGAGCTGGTGAGCGCGGAGTCCTCGCTCAACATGTACCCCGACCCGATCGAGCCGGCCATCATCCGCACCGTCGACATGTGGGAGCGCGTCACCGCAGAGCCAGAGCCCGCGTACACTTCGGCCGTCGACGGCAACGCCAAGCACGCCATCGAGCACCTGCACGCCGCGTTCCGACTGATGAACATGGCGCACCACGATCAGGAGGGGCTGAAGATGCAGGTCTTCAGGCTCTGCGAGCAGCTCAGGGAGCTCGGCGTAGCGCCCAAGATCAAGACGTGGCTCGACGACGAGTAACCGACGCCGAGGGCCGCAGCGCCCGTCGAGCCCTCGACGACCGTCGAGGGTTGGCCGGACGCAACGCACACCACAACACGAGGAGCAAGCCATGCTGACCAGAGCACAAGCCAACGCGATCCGCGAACACGTCGCGCTCGACGAGCCGATCCGTCGGCTCATCAGCCTCGCGACCACCGACCTCTACCACGGCCCGCTCGCCGTCGAGGACGACGGCGACGACACCTACCCCGGGTTCCCCGCGGCGTGCCGCATGATCGGCGAGGCCATGCCACGCTCCGACCTGTACATCGTCGATGACGAAGTGATCGGCGACGTCGAGCCGCTCCTCGACGACTGCGAGGTGACCTGCGTCGACAGCCGGCTCGTGGTGCGCGTCCTCGTGGGCTCAGAGCTGGCGAGGTACGTGTAGCCATGGTGAAGATCACCGACGCGCAGTTCCGCACCATGCAGCACCTCGGGTGGAGCCCAGAGATCTGGTGGCACGACCTGCCGGCCGGCACGCGGGACGTGCTGCGCCGCCGTGGGCACCTCCGCGAGGTTCGCCGCGTCTCGTGCGGCACACGAGGGCACCGTCACCCGGGCTACGTCACGCTCAGCCGGCGAGGGCTGCGCGCGCTCACGGTCGAAGCCACTCGGCGAGGGCTGGAGTCCACCGTGGGGTCGTCGTGAACAAGCTCACCGAGGACATGATCCGCGTGACCCGTGACCCCAGCGGGGCGAGCGGCCGACTCATCCGCGACCGCGTGCTCATCGTCTACGTCGGGCACCACGCGCTCAAGGACAAGCGCGGCCGACAGCGCCGCTTCGGCCGCGACGGCGCGGCGCGCCGAGCCGCCCGCGCGTTCATCGTCGAGTACAACCAGACCCACATCCCGGCGTGCGTGCTCTCGATGAACTGCCTGTGCGCCGGCCACGCGCGAGGCATCCCGGCGAACGAGGCGTGCGACACCACCGAGGTCCCGGCAGAGCGTTGGACGCGCCAGGGCCGCGTGCTCAGCTACGACGGCGTCGAGGCGATCCGCATCGAACGCCTGACGTACGCAGACGCCAAGCTGTCTCCGGCCGCGTGCGACGCGATCGCGGACTACGTGCACAGCATGCTCAACTCCATCGACATCGACGCGCTCACGCGCATGTGGATGCGCAAGCCGTGAGCGTCGACTTCGAGGCGCTGTGGGACGCGCTCGCCCAGTACGTCCAGAACGCCGAGATGATCGAGGATGAGCTGGCCGAGGACGGCAAGCCGGAGTCGCTCCGCGAGCTGGCGAAGCTCGCCGCGGCGCGCAGGATGCTCGAACGGATGGACGCGGCCGTGATCGTGATGGCCGGGTAGTGGCGTGCGGGTTACTGTTGACATTGTCAACCGTAAGCCTCATGCTCCCACCCAACACAGGACCCAGACCAGAGAGGACGCAATGAACGCCAAGCAAGTCAACGCCGACATCACCGCGCTGCTTCGAGCGCGCAACACACTGCTGTGGATCACGTCGCGCGAGGAGCAGCGCGTCGAGCGCGCGTTGACCGACGCGTGCGGGGCAGCGAAGTACCTGATCAGGTACTGGGACTGCTCCACGGGCATCACGGAGTGGACGGTCGTCGAGAAGACCGACCAGAAGACCGGCCAGAAGACGAGCGAGCCGGTCCTGAAGACCGTGGAGAGCAACGGCGACCCGAACGCGGCGCTCCGCTGGCTCCGCGGCACGAAGCAGCGCACCATACTGGTCATGCGCGACCTGCACAGGTGGTTCGACCCGATGATCCTGCGCACGTTGCGCTCGCTGAGCAGGGAGCTGCAGAGCGCCGTGCCGAACGAGGCGCGGGCGATCATCCTGCTCACGCCGAGCAGCGAGGTTCCCATCGAGCTGTCGGGCGCGACCGTCATCGACTACCCGCTCCCCGACCGCGACGACGTCACGCGGATCATCGACGACGTGATCACCGCGCTGCCCGCGGAGATCCGCGACACCGCCACGCCGAACGGCGCCCGCGAACTGGCGATCGACGCGGCCCTCGGCCTCAGCGCCGAGGAGATCGCCAACACCTACAGCCGCTCGCTCGTCACCACGAAGACGATCGACCCGGCGATGGTGGCCTCGGAGAAGCGCCGGATCATCGCCCGCGAGCGCGTGCTCACGTGGCACGACCCGGACCCGCGCGGGCTCGACGCCATCGGCGGGCTCGACCTGCTCAAGCAGTGGCTCCGCGCGCGCCGCGCGGCGTTCACCCAGGAGGCCAGGGACTTCGGCCTGGACGCGCCGCGCGGCGCGCTCCTCCTCGGCATCCCCGGGTGCGGCAAGAGCCTCACCGCGAAGGCCGTGGCGAGCGCGTGGCAGATGCCGCTCCTGCGCCTGGACATGGGCGCCTTGCGTAGCAAGTACGTCGGGGAGTCGGAGGGCAACATCCGCAAGGCCCTGCGCGTCGCGGAGACCGTGTCGCCCTGCATACTGTGGGCCGACGAGATCGAGAAGGCGCTCGCCGGTGCCGGTGGGCCGGCCGGCGACGGCGGCGTCGCTGCCGACGCGCTCGGCACGCTGCTCTCGTGGATGCAGGAGCGCGAGGGCAACGTGTTCGTCATCGCCACCGCGAACGAGATCCGCGGTCTGCCGCCGGAGCTGCTGCGCAAGGGCAGGTTCGACGAGATCTTCTGGGTCGACCTGCCGACCCGCGTGGAGCGCGAGCAGATCATCGCCGCGGCGCTCCGCCAGCGTCGACGCTTCCCCGAGGCGCGCCCGACCGACCCCACCGTGCAGAAGGGCGTCAGCTTCACGGCTCAGGTTGACCTCGCCGAGGTCGCCCGGTTCACCGAGGGCTTCACCGGCGCCGAGATCAGCGCGCTCGTGCCCGACGCCTTGTTCACGGCGTTCGAGGATGGTCAGCGCCAGATCTGCACCGAGGACCTGCACGCCGCGGCGCGCACCGTCGTCCCGCTGTCCAAGACCGCGCGCGAGCGTCTGGACAGCTTGCGCGATTGGGCTCGCGAGCGGGCGCGCAAGGCGTCGACGCCCGAGGACGAGGCCGGCGGCGACACGCGCACGCTGGACCTGTGAGGAGGGACGACATGCTCGAGAAGATCGGCCGCGCCATGATTCCGTACCTGCTCGTGTTCGCCCAGCTGCACCGCGAGCGTCTCTACAGGCAGGTCGCGCGCGAGGCCCGCCGCACGGCCCGCCGCTGACTGCCAGGGCCGCAGCGCCCGTCGAGCCCTCGACGACCGTCGAGGGTTGGCCGGACGCGACGTCCACCAAACAACCGAGGAGACAGACACCGTGAAGAAGATCTACGACCTCATCATCCGCATCCCCGTGTTCCAGGCCGACGACGGCACCCTCGTCGGCGAGGCCCAGACCGTGCTGCCGCGGCCCGCCCCGGGCGCGCCCGACGCGGTCGAGACCATCCCGCGCGCCGCCCTGGTCGACGCGGTCGACGCCGTCGTCGAGTTCGCCACCGGCAACAACGTCCTGATCCTCGGCGAGGACACCACGCCGCACCTCGAGCAGATGCGCGCGATGCTCAGCAAGCACGCCGCGCCCGACCCGCTCGACAGCAAGTAGCGTCGACGACGTAGGCAACCCTGGGGTTAGCGCTGGGTATATATACCCAGCGCCCAAGGGTCGCGCGACCCGTCGAGCCGCTCGGATCACCCGGGCGGTTCGCCGGACCGCACGATTCGTGTTGACAACGTCAACGCTAAGCGGTACAACCCTGAACCTGGAGACCTGAACATGTCCAAAGCATCCGTCATCCGCCCCGGCCTGCTCGTCTCGGTCAAGTCGACCGTGACCGGCGGCGTCTCCTACCAGCGCATCGACCTCGACACCGACAAGCCGGCCGAGGAGGGCCAGGACGTCGCGCGGTGGGAGACCCGCCGCGTGATCGAGGACAAGGCCGAGTACGACGCGGCGACCGCGTGCCGCTCCAAGGCGACCGCGCTGATCAGCCGCGTGTGCAGCAGCACGGCGTTCGGCCTACTCTGCCCGGCCGACCAGGAGGGCGCGCTCGACGCGGCCATCCGCCAGGCGCGCCAGATGGTGGACGCGCACAACGACGCGGCCACCCACACCCGGGTCACCGTCCACGCGCTCAAGGGCCGCGTGGCGAGCGACGACGCCGAGGCCGCGCGCGCCATCACGGCGGAGATCGCCGAGCTCGTGGTGCGCATGGACGCCGGGGTCAAGGAGTTCGACCCCAAGAAGATCCGCGAGGCGGCCAACCGCGCCCGCGAGCTCGGCAACATGCTGAGCGACGACAAGAAGGCCAAGGTCGACGCCGCCATCAAGCAGGCGCGGGCCGCGGCGACGGCCATCGTCAGGCGCATCGAGCAGGAGGGCGAGGACCGCAACACCGTGCTCCTCGACATCGCCCGCGGCCAGATCGAGAGCGCGCGCATCGCGTTCCTCGACATGAGCAACGAGCCCGCCGAGGCCGTCGAGCCGTCGCCCTCCATCGACCGCCAGCGCTTCGCCGACCTCGACATCGAGGGCGGCGAGCAGCTGGAGATCCCGGCGACGTGCGCCCCGCCGACGACCCCGGCGATCGAGATCGAGTCGTGATCATCTACCTGGCGGCGTTCCTCCTCGTGGTGGGTCCGATCGTGCTGATCGGAGCCCACCGCGAGGGTATCCGGCGCCGCGCGCAACGTAAACCCGACACCCGCAAGGAGTGAATGCCATGCCATGCGACACCTACACCCCACCCGGCAAGACCCAGGCGCAGCGCGACGCCGAGATCAAGGAGGCCATCGCCAAGCTCGAGGCCGAGCTGAACCTCGGCCGGGTCGGCGTCAAGATCTCAGCGACCGGGGCGATCGCGTTCACCAACTGGTCCAAGGAGGACCGCAGCGGCGTGAGCGACGTGTGCGCGTACCGCACGCTCACCGCCCAGAACAGCTTCGCGCTGCGCCAGGCCGTCCAGCGCGCCGAGGCCATGGCGGGCCGCAAGGTCAACCCGCAGCAGGTCGCGGCCGGCACCCACAGCCACGACGGCGGCAATACCTGGCACAAGGGGCACTGACGTGACGCACCCGATGCATGTCGAGTACGACGGCGTCACACTAGCCGACCTGCTCGTGTACGACGAGCAGGCGCGCGGCGTCCGCCTGACTAACTTCAAGCTCCACACGTTCACCCCGATCCAGCGCGCGGTCGTCGACGGCTACCGCGTCGCGGCGACCGCCAAGACCGTGACCAGCAGCATCGTGCCGAACTGGGACGCCATCCAGCGGGTCGCCTCCGCCGCGGAGTCCGCCGAGAGCGAGCCGCTGCGCGCGTTCTGGGCCGTTGCTCACGCGCTGGTCTACGTCAGCGGCAAGCTTCGCATCTCGTCGGCTGAGATGGAGGCTGTGGCCGGCCTCGTCGAGGGCGGCATCATCGCGCAACGCGCCAAGGAGAACTGACGATGCCGAACCGATGGAACAAGGGCGATGTCCTCAAGCTCATCGCCGACTGCGAGCTCGGCAAGTACGGCGACGTCCTGCGCGTAACCAGCGTCGACGGGCCGTACATGACCGCCACCGTCGAGCGGCGCGACGCGCCCGACCCGACCGTCCACACCGGGCGCGACTATGCGTACGCCGTCAAGGTCGGCGAGTTCCAGCCCGATGAGGAGCCGCTGTTCAGCTGGGTCGGCGACGCGCTCACCGAGTGCGGGCTGAAGCTGCGCGCGGTGGAGGAGCGCATGCGCGAGGTGCCGACGGCGCGGCACTGCGCCGACCGGGTCGCCGAGCTGTGCGCCCGGATCGACGAGGTCGCCGAGGAGTTCGCCAACGAAGACCACATGGGGAACAAGTGACATGACCGACCAGAACGACATCGACATCCCGCCTGGCACGTACAAGCTCGACCGCGACGTCCAGAACCCGCGCCCCGACCGCCGGTGCACCCGCGACTGGCGCAAGATGCCGGTCTGGAACAAGGGCGCCCGGTTCGTGGTGAAGGAGCAGCATCGCATGGGCGACCGCCACCTCGCCGAGGCGACCGCCGGCCTGGAGCCTGACGTGGTCGCCGCGCTGCGCGCCAAGGACAGGTACACGGTGATCGAGCTGGCCGGCGACCGCTGGCCGACCAACCACCGCATCGGGCCGGGCGACGACGAGCAGTACGCCGCGCTGGCCGGCGCGCTCGTCGCGTGCGACGAGTCGCTCTCGCAGTTCATGACCCGCATCGACTGCCAGAACGGGTTCTCGGAGTGGCTCGTCGAGACCGGCAGGATCACGCGCGCCGACCTCGAGAAGTGGTGGCACAGCTACCAGTACGGAGACGACGAGAGCGTCGTCGAGCCTCCGGTCGTCATCACGCTGCCCGTGCACGACGAGGTCCCGGCGCTGCCGCCGGCGCCGATCGACCCCACCGTCAAGATGACCGAGATCTCGCTCGAGGGAGGCGTCGGCTCGAAGTGGGGCAGGCGCCCCGAAGGTAACCCCGGCGACGACCCGCACGCCGGGCACGGCGGTTACAACTGGGGCGAGATCACGCAGCCCGGCGCCGGCGAGGACGACTAAGCCATGCCGGTCCTGCTGTTCACCGCGGACGAGGTCGCGAACTCCCTGGTCAACCAGCAGCGGAAGCTGAGCAAGGAGATCATGGCGCTCGCCGACCTCAAGACGAGGCCGCTCAACCCTGGCGAGTCGGTCGCCGACCGCCACCACAAGCTCGCGAAGCTCGCCAGGCAGCTCGCCGAGGCGTTCGACGCGTTCGACACCGTCATGCGCGCGGCGACGAAGGAAGACGAGATCGTCGGCGACGACCAGGAGCCGGACGACGCCCCGGACGCGCCGGCCTCGCCGGGCGCGAACTGACCGCGCTGTTTGTGTTGACAACGTCACCCAGTAACCATACAACCTGAACCTGGAGGGGCAACGTGAACAAGGAGCTGGACTGCCTGATCATCGGATTCTCCGTCGGCTCGCTGGCCTCCCTGTGGGTCGGCTACTGGCTCCGTGGACGCGTGGAGCGCTGGCGTCGCGGGAGGACCCCGAGGGTGCACGAGCGCGCACTCGGACCGTCACGGCGGGACGCCAAGCACATCCCGTTCACGCTCGCCGGCGACGAGCACAGCGCCCTCGACGTCGTCGGGAGACCGCGCGAGCAGCGCGTGCGCAACATGCTGTCGGGCAAACCGCGAGTCATCCCGCTCGAGAAGAGGCGCAGCCGCGACCCGCTCGCCGCGGAGACGCTCTACCGCCGGCCGGCCCCGCAGCAGATCCCGATCATCCCGCCGGCCGACGCGCTCCTGCGCGACCTCGAGCTGGACGCGCAGCAGGCGAAGGAGACCGCTCGGATCATCCGCGAGGACGCGGTCGCCGCGCTCACGGGCGCGGGCTACAAGCGGGCCGCCGCGGAGGCGGCGCTCGACGCGTGCACGCTCGCGGAGCGCGCTGGCGGCCTGGAGTCCTGGGTCGCCTGCGCGCTCCGCCGGGCCGCCGCGAAGCCGTGAGGCTGCTGAGGTATCTACTCCTACTCCCGCGCCTGGTCGAGGCGATCGCCTACGCGGGGCTCATCATGATCGCTACACCGCTGCTGGCCGTGCTCGACGGCCGGCGGCGCTCACACCGAGGACCAACCATGACCGACGCAGAAGACATCCCCGAGAACACCCCAGACCAGCGCCGGCTGCTCGCCGCCGCGGAGGCGCTCGACGCCGCCGGGATCCCGCGAACCGGCGAGACTCTCGACCTCGAGATCGACCTCCCCGAGCGGATCCAGCGACTCGCACACGAGCGCGACGACAAGGAGCTGGCTCGCGCGAACGAGGCCAGGAGCGCCGAGAAGTACGCCGAGGAGGCCCGCGGGCGCCGCGCGGAGACGGCGCGGATCGACGCCGTGCTGCGCGCCGGCGGCGCGCCGATGGACGAGCTGACCACCGAGCAGGGTGCGACCTGGCTCGGCCGCGAACTGCTCGCGACGCAGGACCGCGCCAACAACGCCGAGAGCAACCTGAGCACGCTGCACGTCCAGCTCCGCCAGATGTTCGGCGCCGAGTCGGTCGCCGAGGCACTCGCGGATGCCGCCGCGCTCAAGGAGAAGTGCGAGGAGCTCTCCAAGGACCGGCTGTTCCTCACCACCAAGCGCCGCGAGGCTGAGGAGGCGCTCGCCCACTTCGTCTCGCAGCGCGACGCCGAGGTCGACCAGCTGCGCGCCGGGTTCATGAAACAGCGCGACGAAGCGATCGCCATGGCGCAAGGTGCGGCGGACAACGCCGGCGTGCTGGCCACGGAGAACCTCCGCCTGGAGCGCCTGGTCAAGCAGCTCACCAGCAAGGTGAAGCGGCGCGAGGCCGACATCGAGCGGTACCGCGCCGGACGCGAAGGGAAGTTGACGCGCTCCCGCGCCAAACCGAAGACCCGGAAGCGCGCATGAGCAAGCTCTCGAAAGAAGCCGTCTTTGGGATCGTCGCCGCCAAGCTGGACGAGACCTTGCGACGGTACAACGTCAGTATCCCCGCACAACCCGAGATGATCCACGAAGCCGCGACCAAGATCGCCCGACTGATCGACGACCTCGAGAACGGTGAGACCAAGTCGTGAGCAAGGACAAGGACGTCAGACCCGCGTCGTTCGACGACTACGTCGGCCAGCGCCCGACGATCGAGGTGCTCCGGCGCGCCGTGGTCGCGGCGCGCCACGGCGACCGCGCGTGTGGCCACGTGCTACTCGCCGGCATGCCCGGCTGCGGCAAGACCTCGCTCGCCCAGATCGTCGCCGCCGAGATGGGCACCAAGCTCTGCGCCGCGGTCGCCACGGCGATCGAGCACAAGGGCGAGCTCACCGGGCTGCTCACCACGCTCGGCCGGCACGACGTGCTGTTCCTGGACGAGATCCACGGGCTGTCGTCCACGATGCAGGAGCTGCTGTACACGGCGATGGAGGACGGCCACGTCGACCTGTCCGCCAACCGGCGCGTCGTGCGGCTCCCGCTGCAGCCGTTCACCCTGGTCGGCGCGACCACGCGAGCGCACCTCCTGACCGGGCCGCTGCGCGACCGCTTCAACTACAGGTTCCAGCTGGAGCACTACTCGGTGCCCGACCTCGCGACCATCGCGAAGCGCACCATGGGTCGCCTCGGGATCCGGCTCGACGCGTTCGGCTCCGACGTCGCCGACGCGATCGCCCGGCGCAGCCGCGGCACGCCGCGCGTCACCAACAACCACGTGCGCGCGTGCCGGGACTTCATGGAGTCCGCGGGCGAGCCGGCGCTGACGCTCGAGATCGCCGACGCCACGTTCGACGCGCTCGGGCTCGACTCGCTCGGGCTCGACCCCAAGGACCGCGAGTACCTCGGCGTGCTGTGCGAGCGGCTCGGCTCGCCGGTCGGCGTGACGACCCTCGCGGCGCAGCTCGGCATCGAGCGCGGCACCATCGAGGGCATCATCGAGCCGGTGCTCCTCGAGCTCGGCCTGATCGCCCGCACCCCGAAGGGCCGGATCGCCCTGCCGGACGCGGTCAAGCACCTGCACCGGCACACCGAGCGCGGACGCGCTCGGCGGCCAGCCGTCAACCCAGCGCCGGAGGTGACGTCGTGAGAGTCACCGGAGGACGTCCAGCGAGCACGGCATCTCGGATCGTGGCCGCCAGTAAGAAGGTTCGTACAGCGCGCACCCGCGGCATCCGCGTCGCCGACGCGAGGGTCGAACTCACCAGAGCCGCCATAGCGATCGAACAGAAGTACAAACTGGAGACTAAGGAGCTGGCGACTCTCCTCATCGAGTATGGGCTCCGCGTGTTGCAGGCGGTGACGTCGTGAAGAAGAGGGACCACGCCCCGAGGAGCCCTCGGGTCAGGGCCGCCAGGGACGCGGACTGCACGTGCTCGTACGCGCGCGGCCAGAAGTACAAGAGCGGCCACGGGCACAGCACCGAGTGCGCGCGGTTCGCGTACGAGGACTGGCGCTACTGGAAGCGGCGCGACCGCCGGGATCCCGCAACTGGCCTCCGGGAGCAGCGAACGCCCGCGACCGGCGCCCAGGGCCGCAAACGCGTCGAGGACGCGGCCATCAAGTTCCTCGGGAATGGCAAGGTGATCGTGTCCGCTCCCGGTAGGCAGCCGATCGCCAGCAAGCGCGGCGACCCGATCGGGTCGACGATGTGGTTCGTGCTCCACATCCTCGGCCTGACCGCATACGACGGCGACGAGTTTTTCCTCTCCGTGAAAAGGATGAAGCCGTGAAGATCGAGATGACCGGCGAGCCGCTGTCGCTCGACATCAAGCGCTGCCGCCTGCCCATCGAGATCACCGACACGTGCCCGACGTGCGGCGCCGAGGTCACGAAGCACCTGAGCAACGACTACCTCAGCTTCCCGAAGATCAACGCGCCGTTCGAGATCCCGATGTACCACCACGTCGAGCTCCCGGACCGCGACGACGAGCACGCGTGGACGGTGATGATCGTCCTGCGCGTCACCGCCGAGGCGGCGCCGTGATCGGGGAGCGCAACTCGATCCGCAGCGGGTACCGCTGGGACGTGTTCGCGAGCTTCGTTTGCAACGCGAGCGCTGTGCGCATCGCGACGCGCAAGACGAAGCGCGGCGCCGACAGCCTCGCCGAGCGCTTCGTCGAGGTCAACCGCAAGTTCGGGTGCGACAACGCCTACTCGAAGCTGCGGCACGACCCGCTGCTCGACGACGTGATGAACAAGAAGCGAGGCCGCCGTGGCTGAGACCAACCAGAAGCGGCTCGACGCGATCCGCGCGTCCGCCGCCGACCGCAAGAAGCGGAGGCGCTCAACCGCGCTGCACATCACCCTCACCGAGGCCGAGCGCGCGGAGTTCAAGCAGCTCGCGGAGGAGCACGGGATGCTCGACCGCGAGCTGCTGGTGAACGCGATGCGCGCGTTCAAGACCGGAACCCAGCGCCTGGCAGTCGTCGAGGCTCGCCTGACCCTGCTCGGAGATCGCCTCGACAGCTGGATCGAGCACACCAAGGGGAGCTCCAAATGAAGACCGCCGTGATCGCAGCGCTCGCCGCGCTGTCCGCCTGCACCCACGCCGATCGCGTCGCGGTGCTGTCCGCGAGCGCCGTGACGCTCACCTTCTGCGACGTCCGCCAGACGCTCAACGTGTCCTGCGGCGGACGGTGGGACTGCCCGGCACGGGACGGCTACTACTACCAGGAGAGCAACCCGCTGCTTGGCTCGGCGCCCGGCGCCCCGAAGCTCGTGACCGCGTTCGGGCTGGTCTACGCGTCCACCCTGTGGGTGGCGGTCACGGACAAGATCCCGACCTGGGGCAAGTACGCGCTGCTCGGCACGCTGGTCGCCGGCGAGGCGTACGAGGTCTCACGCATGACACCGCTGGTCGGCGCGTGCGGAGGACGCCAGTGACGACCTACAGGCCACCCACCAAGCAGCCGTGCTCCGACTGCCCGTTCCGCCGCGCGGCCATGCCGGGATGGCTCGGCGCCGGCTCGCCCGAGAGCTTCATCGACTGCATGAACCGCGACGAGCCGCTGCCGTGCCACCAGACCATCGACTACGACGACCCGGACTGGCTCGAGAAGTGGTCGGCTCAGGAGAGCGGATCGATGTGCGCGGGCGCGTTGATCTTCATGGCGAACAAGATGCAGCGCCCGCGCACGCGCGGCTTCCCGACCCTGCCGCCGGACAAGGTCGCCGTGTTCTCCAACACCGTCGAGTTCGTGCGGTACCACCGCGAGGCCGGCACCCACAGCTGGGACGACGACGCGCAGAACGAGGGCGCGAAGCTGCAACGCGAGCTGGTCAGGCGCGGCGCCGAGGCGACCGGGCAGCCGATTGTCGACCACCTGAGCCGGGTCAGCGGGCGCACGGCGAAGACGCGCGTCCCGCTCCAGAACATCCCGATCCGCAAGAAACGCTGATTCTGTTGACAACGTCAACGCAAACAAGTACGCTGCATCCGTGGCTGACTGCCCCGACCTGGAGCTGTTCTTCGACCACGAGCTAGACGAGGCGCAGGCGGAGTCGTTCCGCACCCACCTCGCCGGCTGCTCGCGGTGCCAGGCGAAGCTCCACGGGCTGATGCAGGAGCAGATCGCGGCGTCGTCCGAGCAGAAGAGGACCAAAAGGAAAACCACAAAGATGACCACCAACAAGTTCCCGACATTCGCGAAGATCGTGGCCGCCTCCTTCCAGGCCGTCGCCGGCGCCCCGCAGGTCTACGTCACTGGCGCGGACGGCGACGCGCTGTACCGGCGCTACCTGGAGGCGTTCCCCGCCGGCACCAACCCTCTCTACCGGAAGCAGACCGAGCACGACTGCTCGTGCTGCCGGCACTTCATCCGGCGCGCCGGCAACGTCGTCGCCGTCAACGACCAGGGCGCAGTCCGCACCGTCTGGGACGAGGCGGCGAAGAAGGCGCCGTACCCGTACGAGTTCGTGGCCGACGCGCTGCGCGACGCCGTGCTCGCCAAGGGCATCTCGGACCTCTACCGGGTCGGCCGGAACGAGACCAGCTTCGGCGCCGACGTCACGCGGTCGCTCGACGAGGGCGTGGCGCGCACCTGGAGGCACCTGCACACGGGTCTGATCCCCGAGGCGCTGCGGGCCGCGTCGCCCGACCAGGCCCGCGGCGACTACCGCACCACGGTGCAGGTCTTCACCCGCGGCCTCGTCGAGCTGGCGCCGTCGGCGCTGGACACGGTGCTCGCGCTCATCGAGGCCAACAACCTGTACCGCGGCGCCGAGCACAAGGCCGCGGTCGCGCAGTTCATGGCGGCGCAGCGCGCGTTCCTGTCCAAGGACGCGCACACGCAGGCCATCTTCGCCTGGACCAACGCCACAGGCCCCGCGTCGCGCTTCCGCAACACGGTGATCGGCACCCTCGCGCAGGACCTGAGCGAGGGCGTGGACGTCGAGCGAGCCGTCGCCTCGTTCGAGACGAAGGTGGCGCCGACCAACTACAAGCGCACCAGCGCCGTCATCACGCCGGCCATGGTGAAGAAGGCGATGGAGACCATCGAGGCGCTGGGCCTCGAGCCGGCGCTGGAGCGCCGCTTCGCCACCATCGGCGACGTCTCTGTCAACGACGTGCTGTGGGTCGACGGCAGCGTCAAGCCCGCCATGAAGGGCGGGCTCGCGGACGCCCTCATGAAGGTCGCGACGACGGCGAACCCGCAGAGCACGAAGAAGGACGAGGAGCGCGCCGAGGACATCGGGCTCGAGACCTTCGTCGAGCAGGTGCTGCCGGCGGCGACGAGCGTGGAGGTCCTGCTCAAGGGCGAGCACCTCGGCAACCTGATGTCGCTGACCGCACCCGTGAACCCGGAGCCCCGGCAGCTGTTCCGCTGGACCAACGACTTCGCCTGGAGCTACGGCGGCAACGTCACCGACTCGATCGCCGAGCGCGTCAAGAAGGCCGGCGGCAAGGTCGAGGGCGCGGCCCTCCGCATCTCGCTGTCGTGGTCCAACTTCGACGACCTCGACCTGCACGTCCACGAGCCGGCCGGCCGCGGCACCCGCGGCCTGCACGAGCACATCTACTTCGGCAACAAGCGCGGCTGGACCGGCGGCGTGCTCGACGTCGACATGAACGCAGGCAGCGGCACGACGCGCGAGCCCGTGGAGAACGTCGTCTGGATGGACAAGATGACCAGCGGCGCCTACCGGGTCGTCATCAACAACTACTGCCAGCGCGAGACCAGCAACGCCGGCTTCGTGGTCGAGGTGGAGTGCGGCGGCGAGCTCAAGCACTTCTCCTACAACAAGACCGTCCGCCACAAGCAGGACGTCCACGTCGTGACCCTGCACATGAAGGAGGGCGCGATCGACCGCGCCGAGATCATGGACCCTACCATCACGGCGTCGAACATCGCCGTGACCAAGTGGGGACTCACGACCGAGCAGTACGTCCAGGTCGACGCCGTCACGCTCAGCCCGAACTACTGGGGCTCGAACGCCGTGGGCAACAAGCACACGTTCTTCATCCTGCGCGGGTGTACGTGCGACGAGCCCACGCGCGGCATCTACAACGAGTTCCTGCACCCGCGCCTCGAGCCGCACCGCAAGGTGTTCGAGGTGATCGGGGACAAGACCAAGTGCCAGCCCACCGAGGGAGCGCTGGCGGGCCTCGGCTTCTCGTCGACGAAGCGCACGAGCTTCCTCGCCCGGGTCCAGCAGGGCAAGAAGCAGCGCGTGTTCAACATCCACGTCGGTTCCTGACCAACAACCAGCACTGAGAGAAAGAGACCATGCAGAACATCTTCGAGTATGCCACCCGCAACAAGCTCCGCTTCGCGTCCATCCGCGGGGAGCTGTCCGTCGAGCAGCTGTGGGACGTCCCGCTCCGCGGACGCGACGACTTCAACCTCAACGCCATCGCCAAGGCCGCCAACAAGGCGTTCAAGGACGTCTTGGAGGAGAACTTCGTCGAGACGACCAAGACGCCCGAGCACGCGCGCCGCGAGGCCACGCTGGAGACCGTCAAGTACATCATCGAGGTCAAGCTCGCCGAGGAGGAGGCCGCTAAGAGCCGTGCCGCGAAGAAGCAGGAGAAGGAGAAGCTCCTGGCCATCCTCGCCGAGAAGCAGGCCGGCAAGCTGAGCGAGCTGTCCGAGAAGGAGCTGCAGAGGCGCATCGCCGCGCTGGACGACTAGAACCACCCGCTAACCGCAGCGTCACACCGACAGAAGAGGACCAAGAGGGTATGAGCAAGCAACAGTTCCGCGTCACCAACTTCCGCGAAGACACGCTGTCGATCATCGCCAAGGCCGACGCCGTCATCGCCGAGTATGACGGGCAGAAGCTCAGCGCCCGCCAGGTCTACTACCGCTTCATCGGCGACGACCTGCTGCCGGCCTCGTGGATCGACGCCGCGTACAACGCGCGGATGGGGCTGCCGGCGGACACCAAGAACACGCCCAAGAACTACCAGCGCCTGATCTCGGTGCTGGTCGACGCGCGCTACGCCGGGCTCATCAGCTGGGACGCGATCGAGGACCGCGGGCGGTCCCCGAGCGTGCCGAACGAGTGGGACTCGGTCGACGACATCGTCGACGCCGCCGTCGCCCAGTTCCGGCTGCCCCGCTGGAAGGACCAGCCGAAGTACGTGGAGCTCTGGGTCGAAAAGGACGCGCTCTCGGGCGTGCTCTCCCCGATCGCACGGAAGTGGCACGTGCCGCTCGCCGTCAACAAGGGCTACTCCAGCGCCAGCGCGATGAAGGCCGCCGCGGACCGCATGCTCGAGGCCGTGGGCGCAGACAACGTCCAGGTCTCATGCTCCGGGTGCAACGCCTTCGTGGACGACCGCGAGGGCCGGAAGTGCGCCGCGTGCGGGGAGGACTGCGGCGTGACGGCGCTCGCGTTCGACGCCGACGGCGGCACCGACTTCGACAAGGAGGTTCGCCTGCTCTACCTCGGCGACCACGACCCGAGTGGCGAGGACATGGTGCGCGACATCCGCGACCGCCTGGCCGAGTTCGGCGTGCCGAACCTGACGGTCGAGAAGATCGCGCTCACCATGCCGCAGATCCGCAGGTTCAACCCACCGCCGAACCCGGCCAAGATCACGGACAGCCGGGCGAAGGCATACATCGCCAAGTTCGGCAGCCAGAGCTGGGAGGTGGACGCGCTGCCTCCCCGCGAACTCAACCGGACCGTCGAGCAGGCCATCGCGCGCCACGTCGACAAGGACCTGATGGACGCGGTCATCAAGCGCGAGGACGCCGAGCGCGCTCGCGTGCGCGCCGCCATCGAGAGGAGCCGCCAGTGAAGCTCGAGATGACCACCAGCCGCCGCGTCAGCGACGACGACCTCCTCCACGCGTTGGCGCTCCTGACGTCGCCGGTATTCGGCTCCCTGTCCGTCGCCTACGGGCTCGCCGGAGCGCCGTCCGACTCGTGGCGCGTCCTCGAGACGTTCACGCCGCGGCAGATCGCCGACGAGATCGCCGAGCGCGCCCTGAACCTAGAAGGACTCAAGACCGCGTGCTCCGACGTGCTCGCCGCGACGTTCGACAGGACCGGCAAGGACAGGGACGACTACCAGCATCTGATGCAGCTGATCGGGTACTCCGTGAGCGGCTACGGAGACTTGTCTTGCCACGACGAGCACGTGCTGCGCGTCGCGGACGCCGCGGCGGAGAGGCTCCTCTCCAAAGCAAAGCGTTGACAATGTCAACAAGAACCGATAGAAGATCGATCATGGCGAACACGAAGCGCAAGCCTGATGACGACGGTGGCGAGGGCGGCGCAAAGAAGCCCCCGGGGCGGCCGAAGGTCCTGCCGCCTGACCTGGACAAGCGGCACCAGCTCCGGTGCAGCTCGAGGGACTTCGAGATGTGGGAGAGGTACTCCAACCAGCTCGGGTTCCCGAACGTCTCGGCCTGGATCCGCAAGGCAGTCAACGACGCGCTCCCGACCGAGATGCGCAAGCGAGCGGCGCGGTGAGCCTCCCGAAGCCCACGTGCGCCGACTGCGGTCGGGCGCTCGGGTTCGTCAGGAAGGACCCGTCGGGGACCGCCTACAGGTGCGTGAACGACGGCTGCCCGAGGTTCGGCGCGGAGGTCACCATGGAGGTCGACCCGCGCACCGAGGCCGACGCGCAGGTCGCCAGGGCGCTCCAGATCGTGGTCGACGCCGGCGACGAGCACGACCGGCGGGACTACACGACCGACGAGCTCGACACGCTGTTCTTCGCGCTCGGCATGGCCCTCGTCCAGCTTCGGAAACTGCCGGGTGGCAAGGAGGCGCGGGACCGCTTCTACGAGCGCGCCGAGGGCGTGCTGACCAAGCGCGGCCGGCGGGACATCCTGGAGAAGCTCGACGCTGAGGCCAAGATCGACCGGATCGGCGCCGCGCTGGACGCGCTCGGCGTACCCCGCATGACGGGCTACGGCGAGCCGGTCTCCGCGGGGCAGCCGCTCGACGCGGAGGCCCGCGTCCTGCGGCTCGGGTCCGAGCGCGACCAGCTCCGGGAGGAGCGCGACCGCCTCCGGCTCCCGGCCAGGACGAGCCACCGCCGCGTGATGCGCACCGTCGCCGTGAGGAAGTGCGACCTGACCGAGGCCGAGACGGCGTACGCGCACCCGACCGGGGCCGACGACCTCTGGGAGGTGGACCGCTGGGAGGACAGCGACGCCGTGAAGCTCGTCAAGCGGGCGTTCGGCGACGACGTCGACCTGGGCGACGGGACGTTCGGCGACACCATGGTCAAGGCGGTAGCGGCCGAGATGAGCAACCTCGACAAGGCCCGCGACCAACTCCTCAAGCTCGCGTCCACGATCCGGCCGCGCGAGGACGAGCCGTGACCCTAGAGGCGCTTCGGCCGCACAGGAGCACGCTGGCGTCGCTCCTGCGGCGATTCCTCTGGTGGACGGTCAAGCTGGCGGCGGGAGCCGCGTTCTGCGTGGGGAGCGCGCGGTGGGGAGCGGCGGTCCAGTCCCGCCGCTCCGAGGCCATCGAGCGCCGGCCGGTGACCAGGAGCGCGCCGGCGCCGCGCGGGCGGGGCGAGCTGTGGCTGCGCTGCCCCGCGAGCACGACCTGGTACAACTACGTCGGCGACGAGCGGGAGTGGGTCGCCGCGACGGCGCCAGAAGGGGAACGATGAGCTTGAGGGCGCGCGCCCGAATCCCGATCTCAGGTTAAGACGCGCGCCCAATAGTCCGGTGGCTACCTTACCCGCAAGGGGACTCGCCCAAGCCGACAGGCCGGTGGGTCACTCGACCTCGGAGCGCAGAGGGCAAACCCGGCGGAGGAGGTGGAACGCCTCCTCACTTTCCGCGATGCTGACCCAGTGAAGATATCGACGCTCATCGACCTGCCGCCGGAGACCGACGCGATGACCGGACTGGAGGCCATCGCGGAGCGGGACCCGGTGGTGTGGTGCATGCTCAACCGCCGGGTGAAGGGCGACCCGATCATCTTCGACAACACGCGCGCCCTGACCGACGAGTCGCTCGGGGAGCTCCGCCGGACGCTCGTGGCCGACAGCGACTACGACACCGAGGTGCTGGGGCGCCTCCAGCGGCACCGGCCGTGGCAGCGCCAGCCGATGCGCGACATGCACAAGCACAAGGTCTACGAGAAGTCGCGGCAGGTGGGCGTGACCGAGGTGTCCGAGAACGAGGTGTTCCACTTCCTCGCCCACCACCCGGGGACGAAGTGGATCACCACGTTCCCTCGCGAGAAGCAGCTCACCGACTTCAGCAACACGCGCGTCGCGGCGGCGTTCGCGGACACGCCGCGCATGGCCGCGCTCGTCGGGACGCCGAACCAGGTGTTCACCCGGCGCGTCGGCGACAGCTACTGGCTGTTCAGGTCGGCGTGGGAGTCCAACCTCGGCGAGGGCGAACCGGCCGACGGCGTCACGCTCGACGAGAAGGACCGGATGCGGGACAAGATCGAGTTCGCCTTCAAGGAGGCGCTCAAGTCCAGCAAGTGGGGCTTCTTCCGCGAGATCTCCACGCCGACCCTCCCGCGCCAGGGCATCGACCTGCCGTTCTCCAAGAGCGACCAGCAGACGTGGCTGGTGAGGTGCAAGCGCTGCGGCGAGCGGCAGCCGATCGACCACAAGGAGAACATCATCCAGGTGAAGAGCTTCCCGATCGGCTGCCAGGAGCTCCCGCCCGGCGCCTTCGAGTTCCAGTGCCGGAAGCAGAAGTGCCGCGGCGAGCTCGACCGCGTGTACAGCGGCGAGTGGGTCCCGAAGTACCCCGACCGGAAGCACATCCGCGGCTACGCGATCTCCCAGCTCATGGCGGCGTGGATCTCCGCGACGCAGGTGATGCAGGACAAGATCGATATGCGGTTCCCGGAGATCTGGCTGAACTACGTCGTCGGCGTGCCGGCCGGCTCCGACATGGAGATGCTCAACGACGTCGACTTCGAGAGGTCGTGCGCCGGCCACCAGCTGTACACGTCGCGCACGCCGGCGTGGTCGCACGTGACGTACGGCGTCGACTGGGGCAACCTGAACTGGGTCGTCGTGCTCGGGCGCAACAAGTACAACCAGCGCCCGTACGTCATCGGGGTCGACGTCTTCGAGGACACCCAGGTCGAGCTCGAGAGCGCCAAGAGGGTCCTCAGCTACGTCAACCAGTTCAACCCGGACATGGGTGCGGCGGACGCGGGCTACGGCAAGGACCGCAACGCGCTGATGCTCCGCGCGATGTGCCCGAACGGCGACGAGGGCAAGTTCTGGATACAGCAGTACGACCAGAACCCGAAGACGTCGAAGACGTTCGTGCCGGAGTGGAGCGACCCGAGCCGCGCGCGGGTGACGGTCTCGCGCCTGATCCAGCTCAAGAACGCGGCGCGCGTGGTCAAGGAGCGCGAGATCGGGTTCCCCAACCTCGAGATCCCGATAGTCGACGCCCTCAAGCGCCACCTGAAATCGCTCGTCCCGTTCCGCGAGATCGACGAGGAGACCAAGCAGGTCGTCGAGACGGTCAAGACCAGCGGCGAGGACCACCTCGCCCACGCGTTCGGCAGCGCGCTGCTCTGCATGGAGCGGCTCAGCAAGCAGTCGCGGTTCAATTTCTCGTTCGAGTGACAACAAGAGGAGATGAGCACCATGAGCAGAGAGCACACCTGGAGACAGATCTACAAGAACTCCGACGTGGAGCAGTGCGTGAACTGCCCGATACAGAGGCGACGCGCCGGCGACGGTTGGCAATGGCGCCCGACGAACATCGCGATCGACTGGGGCAGCATCGGCATGCCGGTGTGCGTGGAGTCCGCCGGCAGCGGGGCGTCGGACAAGCAGCGCGCCACGGAGAGCCTGGAGGCCGAGCTCAGGGAGCTGTCGGACCGGATCGCCGCCGACCCGCTCCGGTTCCAGCAGGTCCGCGAGGAGCTGAAGCGGCGCCGCGAGACGCGCGACGAGCAGCCGACGCCGGAGACCGACGACGAGCGCGCCGAGCGCGAGAGCCGGGCGCAGCGCGACCTCGACAAGGCCCTCACCCTCAAGATCATCGCGATGGAGGCCGAGCAGGCCAAGCTCGTGGTCGAGGCCGAGCTGTTCAAGTCGCAGCGCGACGAGGCGGCGGCGCGGCTCGCGCTGCTGGCGAAGGTGATCGCCGCGAGCGGGCTCGAGAAGGCCGTCGCCGTCTTCAATGAGACAGCCCCGACCACGAAGAGCCTGGAGGCCGAGCTCAACGCCATGGTGGGCCTGCCGACGGCCACCTCACGTGCCGGACGCAACCCGCTGTCCAGAGACGACGCGCGGGACCTCGTCGCCAGACACGCCGGCGACCTGTTCCAGTTCGACCCCACACTCAACGGCCTGACCGAGCGAATGGTCGACGCCGTCATCGAAGCCAGTCGGTGAGCATCCTCTGGACTGGCGATCTCAACTACGGAAACCAAGGAGACGAAGACATGTCCGTGAAACTGTTATCCGCAGATGCACTGCGCGCCGACCTGGAGACCATCGCCCTGACGTGGCCCGACGGCATCCCGCCACAGCAGCAGGACCGGGTGAACGCCATCAAGTCCGAGCTGAAGCGCCGCGGCGAGCCCACCGAGCGCCCGCCCGGCTCGCCGGCGCCGGCGCCCGCCGGGCCGCTGGACGCGATGACCACCGAGGAGCTCGAGGCCGAGCTCCGCGCGCTCTCCACGCGGAACGACGACGCGTCGCAGACGCGCTTCGCCAACGTCCGGTTCGAGCTCCGGCGGCGCGCCAGCGCCAAGACCGAAGAGGCGCCCCAGCAGCCGCAGATCCCGCCCAGGGCGCTGGAGTTCCCGACCGACGACGAGGTGGCGCGCGTCGTGCCCCGCAGGCCGGCGGTCCCGGCCCCGAAGCCGCAGGCACAGGCCAGGCCCCTGGAGAAGAAGCCGCCGGCGACCGTGTGCGGGTACACCGCCACGGGCCGCCAGGACGGGTCGGTTGTCCTCGAGTACGAGATCCTGTCCGACACCGGCAGCGTCCTGACCGCACGCGTCCTGGAGAGCGAGCAGGTCGACGACTTCATCGCCATGATGACGGCGGCGCGGACCCGCGCCCGGAAGATGGCCACCGGCGAGTGATCTCTTTCGAGTTGACATCGTCAACCCGAACCTGGTAGGTTGTCGTCTGATGCCGGGCGACAACAGACCAGACCCTCGGTTCGCGATGATCGCACTGGAGCTGACGACCGAGATCGAGACGCCGTCACCGACGGCACCGGACCCAGACCCAGGGGAACTGCGCGCGAGCACCGCCACCGTCGGAAGAAGCCCGGCGACGGCTGACCCCGGCCGCGAGGCGCCAGCTCGACGACGCCGTCACGCGGGCCATCAACGCGGCCCGCGGTGCCCTGCCGAGAGCCGCGCGGCCCTCGGTCGTCGTGGACGGCGTCAACGACGTGGAGATCGCCCGCGACGACCCGATGATGCGCGAGCTCACCCGCGCGATGACGTCCATCCTCGTTCTCGAGGACTTCGACGCGTACGCCGACCGGCGACGCAACGAGAACTCGAACACGTGCGGCGCGTGCGGGCTATCGAGGGACGAGCACGCCGAGAGGGTGGGGAGGAGCTGCGAGGCGTTCGCGGTCATGCCGGACGTCGAGCGCGCGACGGGGCGGACCACGAGGGGCGTCGTGGAGCTGCTGGCGAGGCACTACCTCGCCACCACGAACCCGACCGTGTGGGTCCTCGGAGGGTCGGAGCAGGCGGACTCCTGGCTGCGGTCCATGGTGTTCGACCTCCGCAACAGGCTCGGTCGGGACCACCCGAGCAGGGTCGGCGTCGTGCCGAACGTCATGGAGCTCGAGGAGCGCGGGCTCAGGCCGCCGGCGGGCGTGATGCTTTACATAGACCACACCTACTACGAGCGGGGCAGAGGGAGGGCCAGGAGGGATGTCGTACTGACCTACAGACCGGACTGAAGAAGTCTCGAGAGGACCAAGAGGACATGAAGAACGGAAGCGGCCCCAAGGGGGTCCAGATCGCGATCCCGAAGGGCGCCACCAAGACCGACCTCCGCCTGACCAAGCACCCGGCGGACACGCCTCGCGGGCGGCTGCACCGGCTCGCGGCGGCCACCATCCGCGCCGTGGACGAGGTCCGGCAGCACTCCGGGATCAGCAGGGACGACATGCTGTGGCTGCGCGACCTGGCGAGGCGCGGCCTCGCGCTGGTCCCGCCGTACGACGAGGACGGGTCCCCGACCACCGTCGGCCAGCAGCTGGTCCGGGAGTTCTGCCACGGGCTGGACTCGACGATCTTCTCCCTGATCCTGCTCGACGCCGACGCGATCGCCAAGCTCTGCGAGGGGCTGACCCTGACGCTCGTGCAGCTCGAGGTCGCCGAGAACACGATCCGCGACCTCCAGGCGAAGCTCGAGACGTCGAAGCAGGACACGAGGTTCGCGCGCAGCGACGTCGAGCAGCTGCGCACGCTGCTCGCGGCGGCGCACGCGTCGGCGGCCAAGAAGGAGGCCGAGACCGACGAGTTCCGCGACGAGCCGACGCGCCGGCAGGAGGTCCCGCCGGAGCAGCTGAACGTCATCCACGACCCAGACGCTCGGTGATGTCGTGACGATCCGCACCAGGTGGGACGCGCTGGCGGAGGAGCTCGCCGGCAAGCTGGAGGACCGGGTGCCGGACGACGGGTTCGCCGGCGTCGACCGCCAGACCGCACCCGCGCCGACGTACGAGACCGCGCCGCTCACCACGAAGCTCATCGATGAGGGAGCCGCGGCGATGCTCGGCTGGCCCGATGGACCTGAGTTCAAGCGGATCGACAAGACGACCACGATCGTCGCGGTCAACGGCGCCGCGATCCAGACGACCGAGCTCTCCCTGACCTGGTCGCGCTACGCCGACGCCGAGCTGGTCCGTCTCGGCGTGCTGTCGGACGAGGCGCTCAGGCCGCCGACGGTGTCCGGGTCGTTCTCCACGACGACCGACGCCAACCTGCGGCCCAACGACGAGGTGCTGGTCATGATCGTGCGAAACGACGACCTCCTGAGGTTCGTGGTGCACGTGACCGGCGTGCGGTGGTCGAGCGCGAGCGCGAAGTTCGGCGTGGCGGTCGACTTCGTCGGGATCCAGGTCAGCTAGCGCTCGACGGCGAGCCGCTGCCGCTTCTCTTCCTCGACGAGCTCATCGAGGAACGTCCCCTCCGTCAGGGCGCGCTCGGCGATCGCCACCAGCGCCTCGTCGGCGCGCGACACGTCGACCTCCTCCTTGTCGGCGTCGACGCCCATGCCGCTCAGCGAGGTCGCGAGGAACGCCCTGAAGGTCACGCCGACCTTGCCCTTGTGGTTGTGCTGCACCTGGCCGTTCACGCTGACGTCGACGCGCTCCCTGTTGAGGCCGTAGATCTCGTCCTCGCGGCGGCTGTTCTCCCGGAACTCCTGCAGCCAGTCCCGGGCGGCGAGCCGGGTCGAGAGGTCGTCCTTGCCGTCGTCCGCGAGCTTGATCGCCTTGTCGAGCAGCTTGTTGGCGAGGTGGTCGGCCTTGTCGGTGAGCCGCACGGTCTGGATCGACCGCCGCTGTCGGCTGGCGCGGAAGCGCGCCGCGTTCTCGTCGAACAGCCGCTGCGCGAAGCGCTCGTCGTCCGCCCACCGGGCCACCGTGTGGCGGTCGCGGCCGAGCTCGGCCGCTACCTGGTGCTGCGGCATCCCCTGGAGCGTCATCACGAAGGCGCGCTCGCGCTCGGGCGTCCACCACGGGTCCGCCGGCGGCGGCAGGTCGTCGGGGTCGACCTGGAGGAGCGCGCCGGCGGCTCCCGGTGGACTCACGGAAACCGCCGGCGCTGACGAAGGAGGCGCTTGGCCGCCCTCGGTGACGTCCGACGGTACCTCGGGAGGCGGCGCGGACGCAAGCTGGGCCTCCATCGCGGCCTCGCCGGGCTTGCGCTTGCCGCGCGGGCGGTACCCCGCCGGCGGCTTGACGTTGCGGTCGTCGACGTGCCTCGCTCGGCTGGCCCGGGTGCCCGGCCGCGGCGCCGTCGTGCGGTCCCTCCTGGACGAGCTCACGGCCGGCCGAGCTCCGCGACGGCGTCGGCGACCCCGAAGCCGGCGAACGGCCTCGCGGGCTCGAGGAGCTCGACCAGGCGGCTCTTGGACGCCCGCAAGCTCTCGACCAGCTTGCGGTGGTTCTCGGCGTGCATCACCACGCCCGTCGGCGTGACCACGAACTTGGACAACTCGCTCATGCTGCCCTCCGAAGTAGAACTCGCTCGATCGGCAACCCCTGCTTCAGCCGCCGTCGAAGATTCCGATAGTCGATCCCGAGCTTGAGCGCCCACGCCTTCGCTGTCAGCGTCTCACCCTCGAATGTCAGCCGGTGAACGTTGACCTTGTTGACCCTCTGCTCATCAGCGGTCTGCCACTCGCAGTTACTTGGCATGTAGTTCCCGTCGTTGTGAATCCTGCCGATGGTTGCTCCTGCCGGCCGCTCACCCATGTCAGCGAGGAAGTTCTGGAACCCTCGCTTCCCAAGCCAGCGCCTGCAGACGCGGATGCCTCGGCCGCCGTAGCGGTTGAACCTCTTGTTCCTCGGGAAGGTGCAACGCGAGATCATCGCCCGCCACGTCGAGTAGGTCACCGACTTGTACATCCCGTGCGTCTTCATGCTGCCCTCTGCCTCGCGTCCTGGATGGCGGTGGCGATCTGCTCGCGGTACCGCTCGGGGAGCTGCAGCACGCGCCTCCTGAGCGCCTTGACGGCGCCGTCGTGGTCCATGAGCTGGCGCCAGTACAGCTCGGTCGTGCGCGAGATCCTGAGCTTGTCGGCGATGTAGGAGCTTGGCATGCCGTTGGCCACCAGCCACTTCGCCTTGCGAAACAGCTCGATCTTGATCACCGGCTTGCGCCTTCGCCTGCGGCCCACGCGTCCAGTCTAACGGGCCGGGAGGGCGCACGCAACGAGCTCGGCCGGCCTCACCTTCCGGCAGCATGCGGCGGCGCGGCGGGTGCGCCCGCGGCGCACCCCAGGCGCCCAGCCGACCTCACACGAAGTCGATGTCGACCCGCCTGTCGGTCTTCTTCGCGGCCGTCCACACGATCCGCCGGATCGCGTCCCCGGTCTTGCCTCCCTCGCCGATCACTAGCCCCATGTCCGCGTGGTGCACCCGGACGGTGAAGATTACGCGCGCCGGCGTCTGCGCGAGGCCGACGCTGACGTCCTCGCCATGCTCCACGATCGAGCTGACCACGTTGACGAGCAGGGCCATCAGGAAGTTGACCTGCTGGTCGCCTGGGAGCTTCTTCACCTGACGCCTCCGACCACGCCCTGCTTCTTCAGGAACGCCCTCTCGCGGTCGATGGCCTCGTCCCTGCCCTGCCTCTTCCAGTGGTCATCCTGGCGCTTCTCGAGCCGCTCGCGCTCGCGCTCGTTGAAGTCGCTGTTCCCCTTCACGATGGTCTTCACGTAGCCGTCGAACACGCAGTCGACGGGCAGCATCTCCTCGCTATCGATGTTGACGCCGCCCTCCCTGTTGTCCAGGTGGCAGGTCAGGCACATCGGCCTCACCTCGTGGCCGCCGTGCTCGGAGACCTCGTAGATCGGAGACCCGTCGTCGTTGGTCTCCAGCAGCCAGTCCTTGCGGTGGCCCCTCTGGCACTCGAACGTGACGTAGCGCGGCCTTCTCATGTGCTCTTCAGCTCCTCAGCTACCGCCTCGAAGCGGTTGGTTGGGACTCGCCCGATGCCGACGTTCTTCACGACGACCCGCTGGCTGCCGGAGCGCAGCTCGAAGCTGTCGGGCGGGATCGACGAGTCGGCGACGATCGAGAACCTGTAGTCGAGAGGCGCGATGGTCTCGGCGGCGACGTTGAACTCTCTGAGCTCATCGATCGCAGCTTGCATACAGGCACGGACCTTCAATGCTCGCGCCGCGTCGAAGAGCTGCCTCGTGATCCGTTTAAGCGCGGCCGGCGGGGAAGCTGCTGACAGGATGAACGGATCGTCGATCGTGACCTTCTCCCACGTCCGCCCGACGCGGAGCGCGAACCCGATCGCCGGCCCGGCCGAGGCGATCCCGACGATCTCGTCCACGCCGAGGAGCTCCGCCATGCGGGCGCGCTCGGAGCCGATCCAGACGTTCACAGGCACCTCAGCTCGGCCATGATGGCGTGGAACCGGCTCGGCATCGCCTCGGCGGCCGGCCCCTCGGGCGCGGGCTCGGACGGCGGCTCGAACACGGCCGGAGGTGACTCCGACTTGACCACCTGCCGCAGCGGGCCGTCGTACGGCTTGTCGAACCAGTCCCGGCCCCAACCCTGCCCACGTCGCAACTGGGTCTCGCGTTCGGCCTGTAGCGCCGCGGCCGTCGCGGCGTCCGCTTGGCTCTTGCGGAGGTCCCGGACCCTCGGGATGTGGGCGTCGGCGAGGAACGCCAGGTGCTCCGCGATCACCTCGAGCCGGCGGTCCCCGAGCTTGTCGTTGTCGATGGCGGTGCTGAACCAGGACTTGTTGATGCACACGTGCACGGCGACGCCCTTCGGACCGTGGTTCAGCTTCACCTCGTCAACCTTCAGGATGTCGGCGATCTTCTCGAGGCTCACGGGTCACCTCCGAGCTCGCGCTCCAGGAACGCCTTGGCCTCCGCCGGCAGGCGCCCCGCCGGCCGGCGGTCGGGCCACGCCTCGATCGCGGCGCGGAGCCCAGGCATCTCGTTCTCCGCGCCGCGCGTCGCGTTGGCGCGGTCGATCGCCGCGAGCATGCGGGCGCGGACCTTCTCGACGTCGATCACCGATCCCTCCTGTGGTTCTTGAGACCCTTGGGGACGGGCTCGAGGTCGAGGAACACTTCGAGCCTCATCACCGCGACGTCCGGGCACTCCGCCCACGGCAGTGTGAACCGAGCGGGACCCGCGTCGTTGACCTCGTTGCTGAACGTGAGGTCCCGCATCATCACCAGCCACGGCTGCCAGTTGCGGCGGAACACGAGCAGCGGCGCCTTCGCCAGATGGAGCCCAGCCTTGCCGAGGCTCTCGCGGGGACACGAATCCACGCACTGTCTCCACCACTGCACGATGCTCTTGTCGTGCTCGCGGCGCGCGCCGGTGACGAGGTCGTCGAGCGCCCAGCCCTCGCGGTGCTTGACCTCGACGTGAAAGGGGAACCTCTTGTTCGGGCACACGAGGTCGGCGGTCACCCCGAACTTGGCGCTCGACCACCCGCCGCTCCCCGGCGTGCGGCGGACGACCTCGCCGCACCACCGCGAGAACATCTCGGCGACGTCGAGCTCGGCGCGGGTGCCCTTCACCCGGCTGTTCTTGCGTGCGCGGTCGGACTCGACCTTGGCGACCGAGGTGACCGGCTCGCGCCCAGCCTTGCCGCGGCTGGCTCCCTTGCCGGCGCTCTCGCGCAGCGCCGTCTTGAGCGCGTCGAGGTCCTTCCCCACGCGCCGGTAGCCGCCGTTCTGCTGCAGCTCGTCGTGAATGCTAGGTCTCGTCATGGACGCGCCTCACCGACGTGAGCGGCTTGTTGGGGTCGACCACGTGGCCGCCGGCGAAGTCGTCGCGCAGGTGCCTGGGCGCGAGGTCGGACTGGAGCCACGCGGCCAGCTCGTCCGGGTACTCCCAGACCACGCTGACGACCTTGGCGGCCTGGGCCACGCGGAGCGTGATCTGGCGCGCCTGCTGAGCGAGCAGCAGCATCTGGCCGACCTTCAGGATGTCGGGCGGGATCTCCACGATCTGCCCGGCGAGCCACTCCTTGTGCTCGTCGAGCTGCTTCTGCGCCATGGCGACCAGGTTGTCCGCTTCGCTCGTCATCCGTCTCCTCCTCTTGGTCCTCTTGCCGCCTAGGCTATCACCAGATCACCCCGGGACCCAGCCGTGCTTCTCGAACAGCCGCCGGAACCGCTTGGGCTCGTGCCCGAAGTACAGTATCAGCGACGGGAACGGCGCCGGGTCGCTGCCGCTGAACTTCAGCCGGCCCCGCCAGAAGCACATCGCCGTGACGAACGGGAGCAGTTCCTGCTGGAACATCTTCGTGTCCGGGCGCGCGGGCAGCAGCAGGAACAGGTGGTCGCCGCGACCGCACCTGAGCTTCGGGTCGGACTGCGCGAGGACCGGGCGCCCGAGCCGGTCGCGCACGACGCCGGCGACGAACTCGTCGACCGCCTTGCGGACGAACTTGGTGCTCAGCGGGCGCTTGTACTCGGGGTTCGCGTACGCCACGCCGAACCCGACCCACGGGGCGACGAGGCCGTCCAGCCCGTTGTGCAGCGAGTAGTTCACGTCGGCGAAGTGGAACCTCTCGAGCTTCGACGCGCACGGGTCGAGCCCGATCCTCCCGCGCGCGAACTCCTCGATGAGGTGGATCAGCTTCGGGTCGCTCCTCCACTTGTGCTTCTTGCTGGACGTGACCACGCGCATGGTGTGCGCCTTGAAGCCGCTCCCGGTCGACCCCGCGGCGCCGATGGACAGGAGGTGCGCCAGCATGTTCGGCCTGAGGTTGGTTGTCACAGCGGTACCGTCTTTCTCTCGATGACGACCTCGCCGTCGAGCACGGCGAGGCACGACTTGCACGTCACCTTCGCGCGGTCGTGCTTCCACACGGTCGGCACCGCCGTCGGCTTCGGCTCCGGCTCGACCGTCTCGTACTCGTCGGACGGCGTCACGCACAGGAACTTCCACGACGACAGCTTGGTCGCGACGAGCACGTGCTCGTCGTGGTCCATGAAACCATGCCACGTCATGTCTACGTTGCCGAACACGACCACATCGATCATCTCAACCCTCCTCGACCTTCGGTTCCGGCTTGACCCAGTCCTGCATCTGCAGGTTCATGAACGAGAAGTGGACCGACTCGCCGTTCGGGAGCTCGACGTTCACGCGCGAGTCGGCGCCGAGCGTCCCGCCCTCGGCGCTGACCGAGCACACGTGGTACCAGTCGGCGCCAGTCGTCCCCGGCTTCTTCGCGAACCAGCGGTAGCAGACCTTGCGGTCGGTGACCCAGTCGAACACGAGCGCCTTGGCGCCACAGTACCCGAGCGCGCGGACGATCGCCGGGCCGTTGGTCTGCCAGAACGCCTCGGGCAGGCTGTACCTGGGTCCCTTTTGGTCGTTCCTCCAGCGCCTGTACTGCTCGAGGAGATTGAGCGTGACTCGCGCCGCGGCGCCGCTCTTCTCGCGCCAGGTCACCATCGGCTCGCCGTGGAAGTCGTCGAACTTCGGGTCGTAGACCTCGACGTCGCTCACGGCGCGCGCTCCGTGATCGTCTGCCGGCCGCGGCGCACGTCCCACTCGCTGGGCGAGGTGTCGACGTGCAGCGCGATCCCGGGCAGCTCCCGCTTGAACTGCTCCGCGGCGGCCAGGACCCGCCGGCGCAGCGTTGGATGCACCGCGCGGCTGGAGCGGAGCTCCAGCACGTAGATGGCCGCCGGCAGCGCGTAGCTCAGGATCGTCGGGACCCTGAACCCGAGCGCGACCATGTACTGGCGCGCCGCCGGGTCGTCGGTCACCCGCGAGATGCGCCTGATCTGCCAGTGGATCAGGTCGATCGCGTCCGAGCGGAGCCCGTCGTCGAGCTGCTCCAGATACCAGGGCTCGAACCCGAGGTCGGTCGTCAGCAGCGGCGCGCGGCACACGCCGTTCCGGTGGCGCTGGACGTCGCGCCACGACCCGTAGTCGAGCAGGAACTTGATGTCGCACGTGCCGGCGCGCGAGAAGAAGTGTGGCAGGACGCACCCGCGCGGGCGCGAGGCCAGGAGCTCGACCTCATCGTCCCCGAGGGCGCCAAGCCGGACGTTCGTGTGGAATGATACGCGGTCGGCGTGGGCGACCCCCGGGGCGACGCGGGGCGCGGCGTACGCGAACCCGGCCGCCCTGGCCTCCCACGCGGCGCGCTCCGGCGCCTGGTCGGCGGCGCGCTCGCCGCTCACGCCGAGGACCCGGCCGCGGTCGAACCCCGACGACGGGTAGCGCTCGTTGAGCTCGATCAGCACGAGGCGCGCGAGCTCGCGCACCTCGGCGAGCGGGTGGTCGAGCATCACGGAGAGGTGGTCCGCGGCCTGGCGGAGGTTGGTGTGCCACGACAGCTGGGTGCGAGCCCCGGCGGGGAGGAACCCGCGCAGGACGTCGAACGCGCGGGCGCCGACCGCGCGCTCGTAGACGGCCGGGTCCTCGCCCGGCTGGATTGGGTGGCGCTCGCGGACGGAGGCGACGACGCGGTCCCGGCTCCGGCTGTAGAACCCGATCCAGTCGTCGATGATGGCTCTCGACAGCGGGGTCCCGATCGGATCGACCACGCCCTGGACGGCGAAGTCGATGTAGCGCGTGCTGGTCTCCTGCCCGGAGTACAGCGACCAGTCCTGGACCGCCTTCGCGGCGAGGATCGAGACGCCCTCCATGAAGATCGTGGTCGACCCGCAGTCGCCGATGCTCTTGTGGTTGTACCCCACGTAGTAGCGCTCCATGAACCCGGCGCCGCCCGTCCGGCGGGCCTTCTCGAGGTGGTCGCGGTGGCTCAGGGACGACCTCGAGTAGAGCGCCTGGAGCATGGCCACGCCCTCCGGCGCGAGGTCGTCGACCACGGATACGGTTGCGTTGGATGTGTCGTTGATCGTCATCGTGCTCGCCCTCTCCTATTCTTGTTATCGCGTCTTCGGCGGCAGCCGGTCCCAGGACTCCCGCTCCCACGGAGGCTGCCAGCGGTTCTCCATCGCCTTCTGGATCGCCCGCCACAGCGCCTTCGGGTGGCGCGGGCGGGCCTCGCGCATGACCTGGACCAGGCGGTGGAGCCAGGTCTCGTTGAACACCGCGGCCTCCTTCCACCCGCGACCGCGGAACCTGACGTCGGCGCCGCACTTGCGGACGTCGAAGTCGACGTTGGCCCACGTGTACTGGACGACGCGGACGCGCACGGTCGAGATCACCGACCGGCGGTCGTCGTCGAGCACGAACCCGGCCTGCGCGTAGACCTCGTGCAGGTCGACCTTGCCCGACAGCGGCGGCAGCACCCGGCCCTTCAGGATCGCCGGCAGCTTCTCCAGCTTGGGAGGCTTGCCGAGCTTCGGCTTGCACCACCAGCACCGCGTGCACCGGAGCCAGCGATCGTCGATCTCGTCCCAGTTGTGGTGCTCGCACGTCTCCCGGAACGACCACGGCCCGGTGACCGGGAAGCCTCCGCCGCTCTCGTGCTCCAGGCGGCTGTCCTGCCACATCAGCACGCGCCTCGACCTGCGCACGTGCTCGGCACGCATGTGCTTGATGAGGTCGTCCCTGTGGGGCTTGGCGACGACGCTCACTGCTCCTCCACGCTCGAGAAGCCGCCGCGCTTCACGATCCTCAGCGACGCCGGGAACCACGCCTTGAGGTCGTCATCGTGGCTGACGACGAAGACGCTGTCCTTGTCGATCTCGGCCAGCACTTCGAGCACGCGCTCGTGCGCCGCCGAGTCCAGGTGGTCGAACACCTCGTCGAAGAATGCGACGTTGAAGTCCGAGGACGACCTGGAGGCGACGAGGCGCTGGATCGCGAGGCCGACACACAGGTCGACCTTGGCGCGCTCGCCGGCGCTGTTGCCGGCGTACGTGCCGGCGCCGTGCTTGTTGTCGACGCGGACCTCGAAGCGGTCGACGACCTTGGCATTCTTCTGCTCGGAGGTCGCGCTGAACTCGACCTTGATCGCCCCTCCGGTGACGATGCGGGACACGCGACGCGCCTCCTGGTTGAGCAGCGGCAGCGAGCTGTCGATCAGGAACGAGCGCAGGCCAGACGCGCCGAACGCCTTGACCCAGAACTCCGCCCGTTCGAGCGACGCCTCGAGCTCCTCGATGCTCGCCGCGACCTGGTCGGCGTCGGCGGCGGCGCGCGCGTGCCTGCCCCGGGCCTTCTCAGTCAGCGCGGCGTACGGGCTCCGCTCCGCCTCCAGCTCCGCGATCTTGGCCTCGTGGTCGGCCGCGCGCCGCCTCCAGACCGAGATGTTCGCCTCCGCCCCGACGCCCTCGTTGAGCGCGGCCTGGGCGGCGGTCATGGCGCCGCGCGACGCCTTCAGCGCTTCGCGAGCGGCGGCGAGGAGGTCGTTCGCTTCGGTCTCGACGTCGACCGCAACGACGTGCTCCGCCTTCAAGCCCTCAAGCTTGGAACGCATCTCGGCCGTCACCCGCTCGTGCCTCCTGCCGTCGACCTTCTGGCCACACGTCGGGCAGTCGCCGGACAGCTTCTGGTGCCGCTTGAGCTCGGCCGCCGCCTCGTCCCGCTTCTTCGCCAGCCCCACGGTGCTCGCCCTCGCGGCGGCTGCGGTGGCCACGGCGACCTCGACCGCCCGCTCGTGCGTGGCCAGCTCTGCGAGCAGCACCTCGACGTCCTTCTTGAGCGCGTCCACGTTGACCTTGGCGTTCTTCTTCACCCAGCCCTTGGCGGTGGCGAGCTTGTCGCGCTCGTCCTCGACCCTCCTCCGCTGCGTTTCCGCGAAGTCGGTGTCCTTGACCTGGAGGTCGACCGCCTCAGCTTCGGCCTCGTCGCGGGTGGTCTCCGCCCTCTCGAGCGCGCGCCTGGAGGCGGCGAGCTCGGCCTGGGTGCCGGAGACCCTCTTGCGCGCCGCCGCGCACGCGAGCGCGAACCTCTCCACGCCGATCACCTCGTCGAGGATCTTCTTCTGCTCGCCGTCGGTCAGCTGGGAGAACCTGTACGCGCGGTCTTGCCCGAAGACGACGCTCGACACGAAGGTCTTGAACGTGCACCCGAGCAGTCGGTCGACCGCCAGCTGTGTCTCCTTCTCGCCGGACCCGCTCATGTCCTTGCCGAAGTTGTCGTGCGTCACCGTCAGCGCGTTCTTCAGCTTCGGGTGCCGGCGGGCGCGGCTGACGGTGTAGAGCTCGTCGCCGTCGGTCAGGTGCACTTTGACCAGGCAACCCTCGCCGACCCTGCGGTGGATCACCTCGTCGTGCTTGTACCCGCGCAGCGTCTCGCCGAACAGGCACCACACGAGCGCGTCGATCATCGCGCTCTTGCCGGACCCGTTGGAGCGCGCGCTGTCGTCGTCGAGGTTCTCGCCCTCCACGAGCACGAGCCCGGCGTCCTCGAAGTCGAAGACGGCCTCCCCGAACGACAGGAAGTTCTCGACGCGCATCGACGCGATGTGCATGGCCCAGCTCTCCTAGAGCGCGGTGACGCCGCCCTCGGCGGCGCGCCAGCTCGCCTCGTTGTCGCCGAGGCGCCGGTCCATCTGCTCCTCGGTCTCAGGGTTCAGGTGCGCGTCGTTGACGATCGCTCGGTAGAACCCGAGCCAGAACCTCCGCACGTCGTCGTCGGGGTGCTTGTACCCGAGGATCTCGGCGGCATGCATGAGGTGGAGCTGGAAGTGGTGCGGGAGCTCGTCGACGTGGCGCAGGTAGATCTCGGGGAACTTATCGATGTGCCCCTCGCTCGGACCCAGCCCCTGGAGGTTGAGTGGCCCGGTGAACGACCCGCCTCCCTCCTCGTACGGCGACCACCTCACCTTACCGTCGAACGCGCAGATGAGGAACGACCGGCGGAGGAAGCGGATCAGGACCTTCACCGGGTGGTCCTTGCGGATGCCGTCCGGCCCGCGCGTCGCGCAGATCAGCACGCTCTGCATCATGAACGACAGGGTGTTCGTCCAGTCCTGCAGGACGGATCGGTGGGCGGAGTACGGGCGCCACCGCCACGTCTGGCTGGGTTCGATCACGACCCGCTCCGCTTCGGGAACGCCTTGTCGAGGGCGCTCTTGTAGGCCGGGCGCTGCTCGGCCGGGACGTAGTCGAGGGTGTTGTTGTAGAACGTGTCGGAGGAGATCCACCGCTGGTCGAAGATGCCGTCGTCCTCCGCCTCGTTGCCGGGCGCGTGGTGGTCGAGCACCCGCTTCAGGATCATCGGGTTGAGCCTGTTGGCCTCGACGTACGGCGCCATCGCCTTGGCGGTCTCCGCCGCCTTCTGCGCCTCCCGCTGCGCCAGCCTGACTTCCTCGTCGCTCGGTCCGTCCTTCTTGTCGCTCATCTCGGTCTCCTTCCTGAGGTCAGCCGACCTCGACCTGGTACGTCTTCTTGTCCCACTCCCACAGCGACCCGCGCAGGTTCTGGTGCGTCAGCTTCGACCCGGTCGCGAGGACGAGCCCGGCGTCGCCGGCCTTCGCCAGCGAGATGTTCATGAACATCTCGGCGTTCTTCACGCTGTGGACCAGCTCCGGCCGGTGGAACACGACGGCGAGCTTGCCCGTCAGGCGCTTGGCGGCCAGGCGCGCCGCCTTCTCGGCGCCGACCGGCGCGCACCCGGTGATGATGCGCCTGGGGCGGAACCCGACCAGGTCAACGATCGCGTCCCACTGCTCGACGATCGCGTCCGCGGTGTCGGCCGGGTCGAGCCTGTGCGAACCGACAACCACGAGGCGGCACGGGTCCGCGCCGAGGGCCTCCAGGTCTGCGAAGATCAGCTTTGCGTCCCGGTTGCGGGAGTCCATCTTGTTGGGCTTCTTCAAAGCGAGCGCCCCTCGCAACCGTCGCAGCGGCACTCGCCCTCCACGCAGTCGCAGCCGCCGCACAGCCTGACGTCTCCCGGGGACGTGTCCGCGGCGTCGGCCACCGCGGCGGCGCCGGCCGCGACCTGCCTCAGGCCCGCGTCGAGGACGCCGACGACCGTCTCGACCAGGAGCGCGGCGTCGGGCTTGTCCGGGTCGTGCGCGGTCCTGATGACGGAGCCGCCGTCGCCCACGAGCAGGACGACGCAAGCGTGCGCCCGCAGATCCATGCACAGGCACGGCGCGAGCAGGTCGCGGTCCATCAGCTGTCGGTGGTACTCGGCGACGACCGGCTTCATCGCCGCCACGTAGTCGGCCGGCGCGAGGCCCGGGAGGTCGTCGACGGCGACGCGGTCGGCCTTCTTGGCGAGCTGTGCGACGAGGTCGCGGAGCTCGTTGAGGTCGTCCCACGGCAGCGGGATGTTCCCCATCGCGGCCTTGCGGACCGCCTCCATCGCCCTGTTGATGTCCTCCACCAGCAGGCGGACGCTCTTGTATGTCGCGCGGATCGTCACCCGGGTTCTCCTTGCTCTCGGTGCCACTGCTCGAACTTCTCGAACTTCTCCTGGATCCTGGTCCGAAGCAACCTGACCTCGTCGACGGTGAGCACCTTGCCAACCACGAACTGGATCGCGGCGGCGAGGTCGCCGAGCTCGAGGACGAAGCGCACCCGGAGGTCGGTGCCGTCCCAGTGCGTGACCTCGCCGTGGGTCATCATCAGCTTGCCGACGACCTGGATCAGCTCGCCGGCCTCCTCGGTGAGCTTGGCCACGCCGGGCCACTTCGCGTCGCCGAACGCGAACGTCACTCGGACACCTCCTCGACCTTGATCCGCACCTTGCGGAGCTTGCTCCCGAGCGTGGCCAGCGGGAACTCCAGCACGCCGTCGCCGACCAGCTTCGCCCCGCGGATGCCGGCGCGCCCGAGACCCTCGTTGATCATCTCGACGAGGTCGGTCGGGGACGGCGGCGCCTGCCCGCTCACGTACACGTCGAAGTCGCCGCCGCACGCCTGACACCGATGGGTGGTGTGCGCCCGCCTGTGCCACTTCTCCCCGTTGCGGGCCTCGTCCACGTGGCGCGCCCCGCAGTGCGGGCAGAACAACGCGGCGTCGATGATGATTCTCGGCAAGTTCATTGCGTCACCTCCTCCAGTAGTTCGAGCCCGACCCGGAGCAGGTCGTCGCGCTCCGACCCGACCTCGACGTGGTCCATGTATGCCTCGAGCAGCTGGCGGTCGCCGGCGGCCGGGTCGACTCGCAGGCGAACCTCCGCGGACGGCCCGTCCTCGCGCGTCGGCTTGGCGCTGACGCCGAGCGCGCCGAGCTTGCGGAGCGTGGCGTCGACCTGTTCCCAGGACACCGGCAGGCTGTCGAACACGACGTCGACGAAGTTGCCCCGGACGTGCGCCTCGACGTCGAAGTCGCCGTCGGCGATCTCCGCGCCGGTGAGCTTGACGAACCGCGGCAGGTCGAGATCGACGCGCTCGAACTCCGCCTCGACCGTGTCGAGCACGAGGAAGCCCTTAGGGCTGACCTCGCCGCGGACGAACTCCATCGGCGACCCGACGTACCAGGCGTTCCCGCGCGTGCCGATCTCCTGGTGTGCATGGTAGTGCCCGGAGAACATCGCGTCGAACCCGACCGACCACTGGTCGGGGTCGGCGTCCTCCTTCACGACGTACTCGAGGGACGTCCCGACCCTCGCGCCGCGGAACCCGTGGTGGAACAGGCCGATCGTGAACGCACCGTCAGTCCCCTCCTCGTCCCGCTCCTTCAGGGCGGCGAGCGCCCGACGACGCAGCTCGTCAGCTCCCGGGCAGTACGCCACCGCGGTCACGTACACTCCCGGGTCGTCCTCGACCCCGCTGTCCAGCACCCAGTTGACCCAACCGTCGGGCTCGACCGTGCTGAGAAGCCCGGCGCTCTCCAGGGCCTGCAGGGCGTGGACCGCGCCCTGCCGGTCCGCGATGTCGTGGTTGCCGACGTTCGCATAGAGCCGCAGCCCGTACTCGCGCCACGCGGCGAGCTCCCCGACCACTAGGTTGTATGGCAGGGTGTAGAGCACGCCGCGCTTGTGGAACAGGTCCCCGCCGAACAGCACCGAACTGATGCCGTTGGCGACGCAGTGCTTGCGGATCCGCTCCAGCACCGACACGCAGTGGCGCAGCCGGCTCGGGGCGCCGTCCTCGTCGCGCGAGTGCTCCGCCCACGCGTGCACGTGCAGGTCGCTGAAGATCGCGATCTTCACCTGGTGTCCTCGCCGTCGTGCTCCTTGAGCACCCTGACCGCATTAAAGAGGGCGAGCTCGACCCTCCCCATCCGGGCGTGGTTCGCCTTGGTGCGGACCGTCGGCCACCACCGCTTGGCGGCCTCGGCGACCTTGGAGACGAGCTCGTCCCTCTCGAGCTTCTCTCGCATGCTCATGGCTCTCGCAGTCTTCACTTGTCGAGGTCCGGGTCCGGCGTTGGGTCGTCGCGGCCGTCGTCGACCTCGCACACGACCATGGTGACCTGGAGCAGGCGGCCCCTGTCGTCGCTGAACCGGACGGTGACGTGGGAGCCCTGGACGGTGACCCCGACCGCCGACGCCAGGTGGAGGCGCATGGCCTCGACGACCATCCTCGCCCTCCGGTGCAGCTGCGCTACTGGAACGATGTCCATGTCCTCTTGATCCTCGCGCGGGAGCCTACCCAGATAGCGGTGACGTTGTCAACTACTTCCGCAGCGCCGACCGGAGGCTCTTGGTGAACGGGTGCCTCGTCTTGCGGAACAGAGGGTAGAACGCCTTGCCGATGCTCTCCGCGGAGATCAGCTCGACGAAGACCTCGTACCTGACGCCCTCGTACAGATAGACCTCATCCGACGGCTTGCCGTTCGGTTGCTTGAACACCACGGCGAGCGTCCCCTGGAACTTGCCCTTGTCCTTCGGGTCGAACCCGATCGCCTCGATGTTGTCGCTGTCGGTGACGTTGAGCAGCCTCATGTTGTCCTCCTCGGTTCAGTCGTCATCGGAACCGCCGTCGAACTCCGACTCCCCGTGCACGGCGATAACGCCCTTGTTCGGGGCGATGTCGGCGTACACGTCGCGGAACGGCGGGGCGCACTTGTTCTTCACGGCGCGGACGCGCGTGCGGCGGTACAGCACGCGGTCGCCCTTCTTCTTCGTCTTCACGTTGACCATCTCGAACCTGCACGAGGCGTAGAACTTGAGCGCCCCGCCGCCGGTCGTGGTCTTCGGGTTGCCAAACCTGACCCCGATCTTCATCCGGGTCTGGTTGATGAACACGAGCAGCGTGTTGCTCTCCCTCACGATGGACACCAGCTTGCGGAGGGCGCGCGACATCAGCCGGGCGTGCCCGCCGGGCTGCGAGTTCTCCTCGAAGTCGAGGTCGAGCTCGGCGAGCGGCGTGAGCGCGGCGACCGAGTCGACCACGATGCAGCCGAACAGGCCGCTGGCGCACATCGTGGAGACGAGGTCAAGGGCGCGCTCGCCGCCGCTGTCCGGCTGGTTCAGGACCAGGTCCGTCAGGTTGACGCCGAGCTTGGCCGCGTACGACACGTCGAGCGCGTGCTCGGCGTCCACGAACCCGCAGCGCTCACCCTCCCGCTGGAACGCCGCGATGATGTGGAGAGCCAGGGTGGTCTTCCCCATCCCCTCGTCACCGTAGATCTCGATGATGCGCCCGCGCGGCCACCCGAGCCCGGTCCCGCGAATCGTCCTGGCGTCCTTATCGGTCTCCCCGGTGACCAGGTCGTCGAGCTCCTGCCAGCCGCTCTTGACCGCGCTGATGTTCTCGGCGCGCGACCCGTTGGCGATCGAGGTGAACATCTCGCCGTCGTACTTCTTCTTCAGCTGCGCGCGCAGCGCGTCGAACTTCTTGTTGCGCGCCCTCGCCTCGGCCTCCTCCTTGCCGGAGCGCGCCGCCGCGGCGGCGACGTGCCTCGCCCTGAGGGCGCGCACGGCCGCAGCCAGGGCGTCTCGCTTGGTCTTCGCCACGGCCGGCCTCAGTCGTCCCGCCGGCGGCGCTTCTCGGCCAGACGGGACTTCTTGACGTGGACGGGTCGATCCTCCTCGTCGTCCTCCTCGTCGTCATCATCGCGGTCGTCTTCGCGATCGTCGTCATCGTCATCGTCGTCATCGTCGTCCCGAGACTTGCGGCGACGCTCGTCGCCGTCGTCGTCCCTGGACCGCCGGCGGCGGCTGCGGCCGTCGTCGTCGTCGCTGCGGTCCTTGTCGACGTCGATGCCCTTCTCGATGGCGACGAACTCCTCCACGGAGATGACCTTGCCGACGGCGGCGTCGAGGTCGTGCAGCGCCTCCTTGATCGTGTCCCACGCTTCGGAGATGTCGGGGCCGTCCGCCGCGTACACCTTGTACTCGATGTTGCGGCGCCGACGGCCGCGCTTGTTGCCGCCCTTGTCGACCTTCTTGACGTTCATCCACGTCCCGCTCTTCGGGCTCGTGAAGTCGCCGACGTTGCTGTCGTCGCCGACGTAGTAGTTCATGAGCTGGCCCCAGACCTGCGGCCCGTAGGTCGTGATCTTGACCTCGAAGTCACCCTCGTCGTCCTCGCGGAGGGTGTTCGAGTAGAACTGGTGACGCGCGCAGTATTTCTGCTTCATGCGACCCCACTCAGCCTGACCCTCCTCGTCGCCCTTCTGGTACTCGGAGTTGATCCTGGCCTGCTCGCGCAGGAACCGCTTGCACCGAGGGCACTTCGTCCCCGACTGCGGAAGGCCGCGCTCGGGGTCGATGTGCTCCTCGTCGATGCAGCGCACCGCGCGCTCGTTCGGCCCGACGTCGAAGTGCGTCCACCCCTCCGTGTAGAACTTCCGTCTCCCGGGGATCGGTAGCCAGCGGCGCAGGTTCTTCCCGTCCTCGAGCTTGTCGAAGTCGTTCTTCGACGACCCGCCGCCCTTCGCCCGCTCCTTGTGCTGGCGGAACGCCTCGCGCATCTCGTCGAGGTCGTCGCTCCTCTTCTTCTTGCCTTCTCCAGTCTTGTCTCGGTTCTTCATCGTTCAAGCTCCCGTTCAAGTGTTGTGGTTCAAGTTGTCTCAGGCGTCGCTGTGATCTCGTATCGGCACCGCGACCAGCTTCACCTCGGCGACGAACCTCCCCTGCTTGCCGTAGTGAGCGAAGCCGTGCGCGATCACGCTGTAGCACTTTACCCTCTCGCCGTCCGGGTAGACGTCCTCCCGCTCGAGTATCTTGCCGACCCAGTGGTGGGCGATCGCCCTCTCCTGGCACGCCTCGAGCGTCGGCGCGCCGTGGCAGGTCGACCCGTCGTGGAAGTGGAGGTTGTTCGTGTTTGGTTCTCGTCCGTCCGTCCTCATGCGTGGTCCTTGACTCCGCGCTCCAGCGCGGCGTTCTTCACGAGCCCCTGCAGGCTCCACCGCTTCTCGAGGATGGCCTCCACGGCGCCCTTCAGGCGCCGGTGCATGTCCTCGGCGGCCATCCGCGCCCGGAACGCCTCGCGCATCCGCGGGTCGCGCTTGACCTTCATCTTGATCGAGGTCTCGGTGGCGGCCTTGGCAGCCTTCCCGCGGTACTCCTCGTAGAGGTCCTCGTCCACGTTGTGCTCCTCGTGGAGCGCGTCGTCCTTCAGCTTCTCGGCCTCGTCGCGGAGCGAGATCCACCAGCTCAGCAGCCCGGGGAGCCGGCGGAGCTCGGCGTTCAAGTCGCCTCCTATCCGGGCGTCGCGCTGCGGGTACACCGTGATGGTTTTCTTGGTGAACGGGTGGACCGCTGAGATCGGCCCGACCTCGCGCCTCTTCCAGAAGCTCTTCCTCGTCTTCATCCTCTTGCTCCTCTTCTACGGCTTGCCGCTCAACCAGTTGTCCCCGATGCCTCCCTCGACCGCGAGCTCGAAGTCCATGAGCTCCCGGTACGGCTGCTTCATCAGTCGGATCTTCTCGGCGAGGCCCTTCTCCGACGTGCTCCCGGGACCCTCGGACACGATCTCGTCGTGGACCGGGAACAGCGGGGCGACGCGGAGCGCGCGCAGCATCTTGCTCTTCCGGATCAGGTTGAGCGCCATCTTCACGATGTCGGCCTCGCTCCCCTGGGCGGGCGTGTTCGTGCACACGCGCTCGCCGTGCTTGATCATCTTCTTGCGCTTGTCGTCGTCCTGGATGTACTTGCCGTTCTTGTCGCAGCCCTCCAGCATCATCCGCACGTGGCCGCGCCGCCCGCCGATGGTCGGGACCCAGCCGTGCTCGTAGCCGTGGTCGATCATGTGGTTCTGGTAGATCGGGATCTCCGGGTAGAGCTCGTACCAGTCGTCGAAGTGGCGCTTGCACTCCTCGAGCTGCTCCGGATCGTTGGCATCGCGGCCGGTGTTGTACGCGAGCGTCCACGGCGACCCCAGGAAGATGAGCGCGAAGTTGGTGTTCTTCGAGTACGTGTACTGGTCCGGGAAGATCGGCTTCACCAACTTCCAGTCGTCCATCGTGAACTCTTTGAGCGAGAAGCTCTTGTTCTCGCCGTGACCCTTCTTCCACTGTCCCGTCTTGTCCTTGCACGTCGCCGGGTCGCAGTAGTGCGGCTTGGCGTGCTTGAACATCTGGATGGTCGTGTACACGTGGACCGCCGACGGCGTCCCGTACTTCTTCATGATCTCGAGCATCGCCGACTCGTTCGTCAGCTTGCTGACGAAGTGGATGACGAGCATCAGGTGGAACCCCGAGTAGTCGGCGATGATCAGCTTGTGGGGCTCGGTCGCTCTGTCTCCCCACGCGGTCACCTCGCCGACCAGCGGCGCGCGGAAGGCGCCGCGGATGCCGTCCGGGTCCTTCTCCTTCCGGGCGGGGATGTTCTGCAGGTTCGCCCCGACCTTCTTCTTCTTGGTCCAGGTCTTGACGACGCCGCTCTTGAGCGTCCGGCTCATCTCGATGTTCCGGTCGAATTTGCGCGAGCTGATGCGACCCGAGGTCTTCGCCCCGATCTGGTTGAGGTCGGAGCGGAGCCGGCCGTCCTCGTCCACGCCGGTCAGGAGCCCGGTCAGGAACGTGCCCTCCATCGTGCGCGCGTTGTTGTAGGCGAGCTTCACGTCCGCCATCTCGAGCTTGTGCTCCTTCGACCACCAGGTGAGCACCTCCTTGTCCATCGACACGCCGCCGTTGTCGGTCTCGATGGTCGGGTGCTCCGGCCAGCCCCACTCGTCGAACAGGAGCTTCTTCATCTGCGGCCCGGACCGCAGGTTGAGCTTCGGGTTCCCGGCCACCGACCGGAAGCACCGCTCGGCCCTCATGATCCGGATCTGCTGCTTGCGGAGGATCTTGCGGAGGACCGGCTGGTCGAGGAGGGCGCCGGCGTCCTCGCACTGCATCAGGGTCAGCGTGAACTCCCGGTCGACGCTGACGTACTTGTCCCAGTAGTCGGTCTTCTTGAGGTAGCGGCGGTGGTCGACCGCCAGGATCTGCGTGCTCTCGGCGTCGTCGCCGGCGTAGTCCTCCATCAGCTGGCGCCACGCGTCGACCGTCCGCGGGCCGACCTTGTGCCCTCCCTTGGCTGTGCCCCACTTCAGGACCGCGTCGGTCAGCGCCTCCGGCGGCGGGCCGTCCATGACCTGCCGCGGGTCCATCGTGATCGCCTTCTTCTTGCCCGGCGGCACGTAGCAGAACAGCTGCCCGTACTCGCGGCGGAACCACTTCAGGAAGTGGAGGGCCTGCGCCTTGAGGCTGTGCTTCACCAGCGTCTCGTCCCGCAGGACGCCGGCGACCATCACGTCGATGTAGAAGCTGTGCGCGAGCTCGGCTTCGGGCAGGCCGAGCTTGCCCATCGTCTCGACATCTTCCTTGTAGTTCTGGTAGGCCAGCCTGGTCTGCCGGTCGACCAGCCAGTCGCCGAAGTGCTCCTTGACGAGCTCGGCCCGCACGACGCGCCGGATCCCGCGTCCCCACGAGTAGGACATCAGGACCGGCTCGTGCGTGACCGGGACGAACTCGGTGTCGACCGCCGTCACCTTCCCCTGGAGGTAGGCTTCTTGGTACAGCTCGTCCATGAAGCGCCGCGCTTGGCGCGGCGTCTCGGCGAACTGGGTCGGCGGTCGCTCACCCACGGCGGGCTCTACTTGCCCTTGAGCTTGATCTTGACCTTCTTCTTCTCGTCGGGCTTGGAGGACTTCTTGTCGGACTTCTTGTCGGACTTGGACGACTTCTT